GAGCGTCAAACCGTTGGATAGTTTAGTATAGGTAGTATTATTAGTCAAAAGGTAATCTACTAAATAGTCCTAATCTAATTTCTTGAACAATAAACAGCAGACAGCATGAATCAATATACGGCAATAGTAAATCTAATATCCCTGCTTGGCTGTGTGTATAGCCTTGATTCGGCGTATCACATGCGAGAGGAGTGGTTGTTTTGGGTTTTGGTTGTATTGACTATCGGAAACGCTCTCTGTGTTGGCGGTGGCGTTGCTAGGTGGTACTATTCAGAAGCTAATAATTCAGAAGAAATAAATGAGACGATATGAACGGGCAAGAATTGAGATTAGGCAATTTTATAAGTCACAATCATTTAGGCGAGACGGTATCGCGTGTCACTCAAATTTCTCATTTGGGGATTTGCTGTGCGGATATAGATAAGGCTACTAAGTGGGATTTGGGCAACGGAGATTTCTTCCCGATACCGCTGACTGATGAATGGCTGATAAGGTTTGGATTTGAGCCACTAGAAAACAGCCTGTTTAATATACACCACAGAGGAGCGTTTAGGCTTTATCGCTACGATGGATGGAATTTTGTATATCGGCAAGCCGATGATACAAATAATAAAAACGTTCCGATTGAATACGTCCACCAACTACAAAACTTATACTTCACCCTCACTGGCACAGAACTAACCTTAAATCTACAACCATGACACTACCATATATCCCGCTCGAATACTACCTAGTTCTTTTCGGTCTGATAATAATCGGGCTTGGGCTATTTTCTTGGTACTGTTGGCTTCATGCTACTCTAGCTAAAGAGGCTGAAACGGCGCTGCTTGGGCTGTGCGAACAACTCAAACAGGAAAATTGGAGCAAATCTAATCAAATAGACTACCTGCTCAAAATGTCGCAGGGTCTACGGAATAGAATCAACGACCTACACAGGGCGAATAAAAAGGCGAATAAATGATTGAATTTTGCGTCACTAAATGAGACAATGTGGGACTATGGAAATATCAGCTAAGACAGATGAAGGGAAGCTAAGAATATACATCAACGGTATTCTGCATCTGTCAATACATAAGACGGGACTGCAAATACAGTCATGGAAAGAGTCTAAAAATTGGTACGTGATAGTTTTTTACACTAAATTGGGCAAGATAAAAGCCGAGTATGATGATGTAGGAAAGTGGAAACGTATTTTGGAATTGATAGACGAGCAATAAGCGCACAGCTTACCTATTTCGCAACCTTCATAGCCCCTCTACTCAAATTCTCATTGATAGACGAAAGCGCCTTAGTAACAGCTTTTTTAGACTTGTGCATATAGCCTAATAATGTCGCGTGACTCTGACCTGTGATGCCTGATATAGTTGATAGGGATTCGCCCATATCTAACAGGATATTGATAAGGCTGATTCGGAATGTGTGGGTTGATATAGCCGACCACTTAGGCACTTGCTTTTCCTCATACTCGCCTGTCTGCCTGTTCATCTTTTTAATGCTGACCATTTCGTCTATACCTGCAAACGCGCAAATTAGCTTTATCTTCTCGTTTATGACCTGCTCAGGTGGAATCCAACTTACTGGCGTGTTAAGCCTTTTTTTAATAATTGAGTACACGAACGGGAATAGTTGCACCGAGTGTAACCCGCCTGTTTTCTTGTCAGTGTACTTGTAGTAAGGCTGACCATTCTCGAAAACTATGCCCTGACCTTTAAGCAGGTTGTACACGTCACTGATACGCCCGCCGATATTGAACTGTATAAGGCATATATCCCTGCACCGCTCCCATAGCTCATTATGGCTCAGGTCTAACCCTGCAATCAGCTCCATTTCGCCCATATCGAGCGAGGCACGCCACTTTTGTTCCTTCAGGCAAGGCATGGCTCGGATTACTTTCTCATTCACCTTAACATCGTGAAACTCCTGTGCCCATTTAAGAAACGTGCGCAGATTCCTAAAGATAGTCCCGACTGAGTTAGGCGCGTTCTTGCGCTCCTTGACTAGCCAATCCTGAAAGTCGTTTATAAAACTGTAAGTGATAGCCTCAAATGAAAGCTCCAAACGTTTATCTGTGGTGAACTCCTGCAATCTGAGCAATACCTTGTGATTATTCTCAAATGTACCTAGCTTAATATCAACTCCCGACTTCTTAGCCTTGCGCCTCAGAAATTGTTTATATAGGTACTCAAAGCTCGTTGTGTTCTCGTTCTTATCCTTCTCCCACTGTGACCGAACGTAAAGAACCGATGGCGATTCCCCGTGCTTCAGCACATAGTCGTCTATAATGCGGTTGAACTTGCCTAATAGTGATCTCAGGAAAGCGTTTAGGCTATCTGCGTCATTATGGGACGATTTAACGGGCGAATCGGGGCTCAACGGGTTCCAGTGCTTCTTAGTTATACTTTTGCCCGTGGTGACCCTGTAAGGCGTATTCCCGACCTTATAGGATAGTATTACGGGGTGCGTGCCGTCCGCGTTCGCTCTGTCTCGGAGTGTTAGTCTGCCTTTAGCCATGATTTGTCTGTTTAATAGCCTTTGGTGTACGTGATTTGATTTTGGTGTACGCTTGGTGTCCGTAAAGCTAAAAATTATTCCCTATTATACCCTATTTTGTCAAAGTGCAGGATTTGATAAAAGCTAACCAATCCTAATGTTTTCGCCACTTTGCATTAAAAAAGGGGCTTATCGCCCCTAGTTTATTGTGTCCCTGAAGGGAGTCGAAGTATCTAGGATTGATAAGGGTTTTAGCTCATTGGTGTACGGTTGGTGTACGCGGTTTGGCATGTTAGTTTTGCAATTTTGCTTTTTCTAAATATTCAGGGTCTACTAATTCCCCGTCCTCTATATCGCCATTTAGCCACTGCGCCGCTATTATTGCGTGTTCTTCGGTGTGACTGTTGTATCTTTTATTAAATACGTCATCTTCGGTTCTGTTTTCTTGGATTGTCGCAACCATTGCATCTATTCTCCGCTTTACGTCTATCTTTTCCATGTTAGTTTATTTTGAGGTTAAGGATTGAGGACTTATCTATGTCCATTAGGTTGTCATCAAAAACATTGGCATATCTACCGTATGGTTTTAGCCTTGCGTTATCGGCTGCATCTTGTATTGCTTGGTTGTACATCTTTATGGCAAAACTTACAATGTGGGGTATTGCAATTTGCTCTAGGTCGCCCAAATCAAAATATTCCATTTGGGCTAATTTCTCCATTTCCTGTTGTGTCATACTGTTTGTTTTTCGGGCAATTCCCATTAGTTAATTGGTCAGGTCTGAGGCGGTTTGCTTGCTTTAGTTAACTTGTTACCGTTGCGGTCTGTTCCATGCTAATTTGCATAGAATAAATCTTGGCAACTATATACTTATTCAACCTGAGTTGCGTATAAGATAATGTTAGCAGCAATAGCCGTGTTCCATAGCAAGTGTAGTGCTTAATCATTTTTTTTCTTAAAACTTTTTTTGCCCACGCTCTTTTGTTTTTTCAAAACAATAAAAGGTTTTGCGTAATCTTCCAATACCTGTTCCGCTTTAAGTTTGAAAACAGTTCCTTCATTCACCGCCTGAATGGTAATTGCTTTTACAGCATCATCCGAAATGTCAATGTTTTTTCTCATCTTTCAGTAAGGTGTAAATTTGATAATGCCGTAAATTTTTTTACAAAGTTTTGACGGGTAAGATGTATGCTTTCATGGTGTTTGTTTGCACCAGCTTCATCAATAGCATCGCTTACCAATTTTGTAAAACTTTCTGTTCCGTTTTGTTGTAGGTATTCGGTTAATACCTCTTTTATTTCTCTTGCTTTCATTGTAAATTATTTTCAAGTTCTGTAAATACTTTTATCGCCTGTTCTTTAGTTTGAAATTTGAAAGTGTGGCAATGTCCAAATCCGTGTTTGTTTTTATTTCTTGGTTTCACCCATTCGGTTGAAGGGTATAATTCAACACTCCCATCATCTTTAAAATTCACAATGGAAGTATCTTTCAACAATGCAGTTTCTTGTTTATTGTCTTGCCAGTTCATCTTATTCCAAATGGTTTGAGTGCTTGTTCAAAAATTGGGTGAATATTAGAGTTGGGCTTTTGTTCGCCCAACTCATACATTAAAGTTGTTTCTGTATCTACCAACTTCTTTGCTGTCCCTAATTTCAGATATTGGTTTATTACAGTTTGTATTTCGCTGTTCTTTGTGATTACTCCGTTCAGCGTTCCGAAGTTTCCGTCTTTGCTTACTATTGCTTTCATTTTTATCGCTTGCCCGCGTGGGTTGGTTATAGTTCGTCAATGTTATAGAATATGCCGTTTATCTCTACGTAGCTCACATCTTCATCATCGAGCCACTGTGACCAATAGGCTGCACCTTCTTTTACTGCTTCACTGGCGTTTTTGTACCCATAGTTGATAGCTAGTTTATCCGCCGCGTTTTGGTCATGGGCGTATTCTTCGCCTTCAGCAAAGCACCAACCTTCATTCATGCCCAACCCTGTAACACTGCAAATTCTTGCCCAACCTCTCCCGATTTGGTGTATTCTGTCCTCGCAATATCGCTCAAAGTTTAGTCCGTTTCTCATTTCATATTCCGATGATGCGCCATAGTACGACTCCTCTGCCTCCTCGCGTGTACCGCTATACACATATCCGTCTAAGATAAAATATCCTTCTGTTTCTATTAGTTTTTTCATGGTGTTTTGTTTTAAATTCTCGTGACTAAACATTTTTTTCTATTGATTTTTTAGCCTGTCGCTGTATGATAAACTCATAAGTGATTTACTTTATTCCTAGCCTTACCTTTTCATTGTGCATAAAAATAAACATCTCATTTTCTTTCTCGCTGTTGGGGTATAATGTAGTCCATACGTCCGAAATTGGGTCTAACTCCATAACATCGGTTTGCTTTAGTATGCCTGACCTGTCCTCGGTTATTACCTGACGAATTGATAGATTCCCTTTCCTAAAATTAAATTCTTGGTTATTCATGGTTTACTTATCTAGCGAAAATTGTATGCGGCTTACTAATACTCTGAGCTTGTTGTATATTTCGGTATATACTGAATCGGGAGCCTCGAAAGTAAATCGAGCTATTACATTATTCCCGTTTCTTGTATGCTGTTCTATCTGTCTTTGAATCTGACGGGAGTTAATATCCTTTGGCTCGTTTATCGTTATATACATATTCATTTTATGCGGTTTACTGGTGATTAAAGTGATTTCGCTAATTCTTGGTCTGCTTTATATTGCTCCTATGGATTTAAGACCTGTGTTTGGTAATTTTTTGAGATTATAGGGCTGCCCATCGAGACCATAGTCACAGGTGTATCCTATTTTATTAAGCGCGGTTATTAGTTTTTTGCATAGTTCGTAGCTATTGTCTCCATTGCAGTATCTGTCCACCACTTTGCGTACATGTGCAGGTAGTGAGTCGTAGTGGTCAAATAAATCTGTGTCCTTGTTGGAGTCGCATATATTGGGGGCTATTAGCTTGCTCATATCGTTGATTTTTAGTTTGTTAAAAAAGCAGGGAAGCGTAGCCCTGAGCGCATAATACAAAAGAAAGGTTATAGGGCTATATCTATTTTGAGTAATTGCCTTGTAGCGTATATAGCGTTTGCTGTTAGCTGTCTTTGCCATACGCCCTGACTTGGTGACCATTTAAACGCGTTGCGCTTCATGGCTGTGATAACTTCGGCTGAGGGCTTAGAATCGTGTTTGATTTGCACCCTGTCTAATTCGCGGTTTATTATCACCTCTCCACCATCAAAGCTAATAGTTTTTTGACTTTCTCCGCCTGCTAGCTGTGACTTTCTGATTTCCTCGGATAGTCTGTCTTTCAGCCTTTTTATCTCAGCTAGGTTGTTAGTTAGCCTGTAAGAAGGGATGCCTAGTCTGTTTGCGAAATCAGGCTTTAGTAGTTCTGTTGCGGTCTGCTCAGATAGTCCACATTCAACAAGTGCAACAAATCTAGTTTGGTCGGTCTTGTACTTTCTGATTATAGCATTTATTTGCTTGTATTGCTCTTGCGCTTTCTCCCTGTCTGCTATCCTTTGCTGAAGGTCTTGCATAGGGTCTATTTGTGCCTTTTCTGCCCTTCTTTTAGCCCGCTCGATAGATTCTATCATCCGTTTGCGAAACTCCCTAAATTCAGTATAGTGATTAGCTGCCCAATCGTGTTTTTTACGCTGTGAGTTTACAGGAAAACGCGCGGGTCCTGTTATCATTGCGCTTGCGCAGTTGCTCTCCGAGTGCAGCCATGAGGCTAATTTAGCTTTGTACTTAGCGCAATACCTTTGCGCTGTTTCCGCGTCACTGATTTCGGTTATATGTGCCATGTCGGCTATCAATTCCGCTTCATGCTCTTTCAGTGTTTGCGCTCCGCGTCTTTCGGGGTTGAACGACTGCCAATAAAATGCGCTGTTTGCTGTTCTTGTAAGGTCTGCCAATAGTGTGAGTGGTTGCTCCTGTTGCAAAGTTTCCATTTTGTTTTGCGGTTTACATTCGCCAATGTCTTTTGTATTATAAAAATTCGGCGAGAGGATTAGCCGACTACCCTATATTTAGTTAGCAAAAGCTAACACCGTGTTAAAGGCGTCATTGTTGATGCTGAAGCCTGAGCCAGTGTAGAGGCTTTCGAGTCTCGCGTTGTCTCTTGTTGGTACTGGTAATTTGTGTGTAGTGTAGTTCGTTACTCCTGACATTAGCCCCCAAAGAGTTTCGCCTTTTTGCTTCATCTCTACGCTAATGCTGCTTAGTAAATCGTTTGTCCTGTTGATAGCGTATGTAGTGTTTTTTTCGTTGTTCCTATATCCCGTGTCCATTATGTCAACGGCTGTTATATCCTTTACCACCTTTGCTATGTGCGCGGGCTTTACTGCTATCTCTGACAGTTTTATGAAGCGGTCGAAAAGGTTAGACTCCTCTATTATCACGCCCTGCAAAGTTCTGATTGCATCTTCTACGCGGGTGTGTATGCTTTGCGTGTGTCTTGCGCTCTGTTTAAGTTCTTTGCTTGCATACATGAAAGTATTTCGGCATGAAATGGTGATATTGGTTTCACCCCACTTTAAAGAGGTTGTTCCGTCATGGCTGTTTATGCCTGTTAAAAATCCGTTTACGCTGTCATTATTAGCGCCTATGCCCTGTATCTTGTTTGGGCTTTTGAGTTGTAGGTAAACTTTACCCCCGCCGTTAAACATTCCCCCACTGTGAATGTCATAGCCTGTTTGCTCAGATATGCGTATTAGCATCTCAGCAAGCTCCGAATTTTGAAACGGCATATAAGATTCCTTGCAGGTAGTAAAGCACTTTTGTGTATCTTCTCTGACAATGCCATAATAACCGCTTGGATTGCCCGAAGGGAGATTTAACCCCTCTTTTGATACTTTCCAAGATAATCCGAATTTGTCCAAAAGTTCGCCCACTTCGTAAGCGTTCTCTATGTTTTGGACGTTTGAAAATACGTTGTTTAAAACGTTGTCTGCAAAGTTTGTACTTTGTGTCATTTGTTCCGATGTTTAACCACGCTCGGAATGTGGTCTTTTGTATTAATTAAATCCGCTTTCGCGTCCTTTCGTGATACAAAGGTAAGTAACTAATTTAATCCACCAAACAATTAGTGTAATTTTATTTGTTAAAAATTACGGATTGGCTTTATTACTACGTTTCAAGGCTAAAATAAATATTAATTTGGTTGAGTAAATATAAAAACTTACCTTTGCTATATGAGTGAAAAGCAAAATAAAGTTGGTCGCCCCAAGTCAAATATTGAGTATATCAAAACATCAATAAGACTGCCAAAGCATATAGATGCCAAAGCAGAAAGCAAAAAGGGCAATAAATCTAAAGCGAAATTTATAGAGGATATACTTATAGCTGAAATAGCCAAACTGGCTGAATGAAATAAAAAACCGCTCCGACCAACGGGAGGCATAGTGAAGCAACGCGGAACGAATAATAAGACCGTATTATAACACGCCAACAAGTTTGGCTATCTTCTCAACCTAGCTAACCGCTCCTCTTCTAATTTTATCAGGTTGTTTTTCATAATCTCATAGCCTTCACAATATTTCGCGTAAACAGACAATCCAAGCTCCGAAAGCCTATATTTCTTTTTTACGCCCCCTGTCTCCTCAATCAAACCACGCTCAGCACACCGCCTAAGTATATTGTAAGTCGTTCGCCTAACCCTCAAAACTATCTCAGAAACGGCACGAACAGAAACAGCACCTTGACCATACAAGGACAAAATGATACTGCAATCTAAAGCAGTCATACCCCTAAAAGCTAATTGAACGCGTTTTAAGGCATAATTTGAGCAAAGCACTGATATTGATAGGTCGCTAAGCGTTTGAGCGTGTATAGGCTTTTTTTGACTCATTTAACGCAAAGATACAATTCATTCATAATCTTGTCCCATATATGAGCATTTTGTATAGTTTGTCATGGGCGAACATGGGCAAATCCCGTTTACAAGGGAAAATTACCCCATTTTAGGGTGATTTGCGCCACGTTTACCAGTTTGTCATAACTGTCATGGCTTGCGTGCGCTCGGTCGTTTGCGCCTCGGTCATCAGCTTGGGAATTTCCCGCGTTCGGTTCTGCTCACCTATGTTTGCGCCGTCAAAAGTACACCATAAGTACACCAACGAATGTAAGTAGCTTATTACCAATACTGTTGCGACTCTTTATAAGAGTCAAAGTAGTTTAGAATGGTTTATATCGGGGCTCCTGCGGGAGGTCGGTTTATGGTTTTTGGGGATGGTAGCAATCCTTTTCCAAAAAGTGAGAGGGCGGGGCTTGCGGATTCCGTTTCCCACTGGCGCGAAGGGGGTGGCCTTTTCAGGGGAAACCCCATTGATATTGGTAAATGTTTGTAATAATTATTTGGGATGCGTGTAGTTGGTTTGCACTTATTTTACCTTTAATACATTAGCTCAAAACAGCCGTAATAATTAATAAGAATAGGGGCACGCTGAAACGTAGATATACTGTAAAAAATTAGTGTAAAAAGTGTTGCTAATTGCAATTATTTTGCACTAAAATGAGTATATTTGTAGGGTAATAATCCTATGAAAAAAGCCTATAATGAAACCAATCCTTTTATAGTTTCCGTCAAGAGTAGTTTTGTGCCGCTTTCAAAGAAAAAGAAAAAGACAAGGGAGGCTGCTTTTGTTGATGACGGGGAGGTTTTTGGTAAGGAAGTAGATACTTCTGACTCTGATTTCTTTTGGCACGATGGTGCTGTGTTTTTAAAGTTATTTTCCACTACTTATAATTTGCGTTTGTTAATGGGGCTTAGTAAGCCTGCGTTAAGGATGTTCTTTTTTATCTGTACACTTTTGAAGCCACGCTCAGACAGGGTTAGGTTGTTTCAGGATGAATATGCGGTGTTTTCGGGCATATACGCAAGTCAGCAATTTTTTAAAGCTAAGAAAGAGTTGGTTAAGCTAGGTGTGATAGCTCCGCAAAAGGGTGATATGTATTTCATCAATCCATCTATTTTCTATAATGGGAGCAGGATTGGAATGATGTCGGGTTATAGCGCCAAGGAGCATTACGGAAGATTAAACGGGTAAGCAGGGATATGAAAATACATGAGTACGGGAATTTGCAATTCTATATCGAATTTGACAAACAGCCTGATGAGTCCGATATGGCAAACTTGGCTGAAACTTTAAGTTTTGATTTAAATGATTTTGAGGAGTTTCACCCTGATATGTTTGTGGCGAATACGTTTAAGCATAGTAATAGGCATAGGCGCATATTATATAGCTTTGTAATAGCAAGGGATGTACTATCGGTTATTGTCACAACCAATATTTATCCCAAAGGAATAAAAGTTGCTACGCGCGGTAAAGTCATGGCTGACTTTGCGGGGCTTCCAAGATATTCAGTCAATCCATTTACATCAACCGCAGATGAAATCACGCAATCTTTTTTAGATGATGCGCTAAAAGATGACACTAGATTGCGGTTCAATGTAATATTTAATTAACGCCACCTACCTATGAAACACGGCGAAACGATTTCCTCAGCCGATTTTAGGCGAATTTACTGCAAGGAGCCTACGAAGCTACCCGTAAAGGCTAAAGGTGGCTCGGAATTGCTCGTAATAGCCAAATCAAAGCGTTTAGATCAGTCACAGTCCGTAATATTTGATATAGACCCTGTGGCTAAACCTAGAATGACTAGGCGCGATAAGTGGTCAAAGCGACCCGCTACGGAAAAGTATTGGGCGTTTAAGGATGCGCTGAATAGTCAGGCTGACGCGATTGGCTTTGTGCTGCCCGATAGTTTCACGGTCAAATTTGTCGTCTCTATGCCTATGAGTTGGAGTAAATCCAAGCGGTCAGCTCAGGACGGTCAGCCCCACCGCGCTAAACCCGATTGGGATAACTTTGCTAAAGCCCTGTGCGACTGCCTGCGGGATGAAGATAGCGGGATTCACTCGGTGAGCGTGACTAAGGTTTGGGGTGTAAGGGGGTATATAGAGATTAGCGGGTTGTAGTATTGCCTAATAATTTCTGCCATTCGTCCCTATACTTCAAATCAATCGGTGACGATGTTACTTTGTACTCGTAATCCTGACTTGTCAAGTGCCACATATTACAAAACTGGCAGTGATAGCACCTCTTTTCTTTTTTATTCTTACCAAGCGCTTTTTTCTTGGAGTTTACAATGGTCTGCGCGTCCTTCTTAGAAAACCCCCGTTTATCACAGATGCGCTCGTCCATAGTATCATTTTGAGATGTAGGCCAATAGTAATTCCGCAGAACGCTCGGTCCTATCGAGCAGGTGCGCTAAATAATTCCTTTGTTCTACGGTAAGGTATTTCATGCTTGTTTTGTTTAGTAAAACAAAAGTACTACTTTATTACAACAAATGGAAAATTTACTTTACATTTGTTTCGTGGAAGCTAAAACTACCTCGATTGGTTCGCTTAGTGATACCGACTCCCTATTTGGGAAAAGGTATGACGTAGTTGACGAACCGAATTGCCATCAGTGGATAATCAGGGAGTGGGAATCGGAAGGGGTTTTGCACGGTCATTGGCTCGTTTATAACGACGGCAAATATGAAGTGGAGCTTCAGGTAGAAGGCAATGACCCGATAGTAATTGACCGACCTTCTGCGGAAGGGATTTTAGAATGGAGTAAAATTAAACAACAATAATATGGCAGACAAAAAGGTATTTATCGGTGGTGTAAGATTATTTCCTGCAAAACAGGGTGCGCCAACGTGGGTAGTAGCAAATGGAGTAATTAGTCTTGACGACTTGGCAAAGTTTGTCAAGGAGCAAAAGGAGCTAAAAGAGAATATCACTGAGTACCAAGGCAAGCCTCAAATCAAATTTCAAATAACTAAATCTGACCGCGACGGTTCAATGTCCATGTCGGTAGACACCTACAAAGGTGGTGCGGGGCAATCAAAGACAAATGCACAGACAAACAACCGTCCTGCATCAAATGTAGACGAAGAAAGCCTGCCATTCTAATCTATGCGCGACAACTCAAAATATCCTCAATGCTCCAATGCTGTACGAGATGTCAGGCGTGCGGCGGGGCTATCTCAGGCAGAGCTTGCTAGTAAAGTTGGCGTGAATCGGTCTACCATAAGCAATACCGAACGTGGTAGCTCGTCGCCAAGTATGAAGCTATTAAACAAAATAGGCGTAGCAACGAATCGAAAACCTGTAATTACATTTGAAAAGATATGACCAAATACCAAATTGAAGAACTACGTAAGCGCAACGAAGAAAAGTGGATAAACTACATGGGGGGAACCGACCGCGACCTTGCCATAAAGAACGGCGTGAAAGAGGAAAAGGAATTTCACGTCACATTAACCCGTAAAGAGCTTGACGATGGTTTTTTTTACGATAAAGTAGTTATAGAGGTGGACAAGCTCACTCATTACGAGCACGGCACACTGAGATTAGAGCTACCCGAAACTTTTGGGGGTCAACACGAGACTACACATCAGCCAGTATCGGGCATTATCTACAAGTCGGCCTGCGGAATACCAAAAGGGTGCAGGGTGTTCTTTCACTACCTGCAAATCATAAATGCCAAACTACAAAAGAATCACAGGGTCGGCCTATTTATAATCTGCGAGGATAAGCCCTACCTAGTCCTTGACGCAAAGCAAATCTTTATAGGCATAATAGACGGGAAGCCTGTTGCGCTTCATCCTGATTTTTGCATCACCGAGGCCATCCCGATAGAATACGAGGTGGTAAACACGGGTGTAGTAGGGGCAAATAAGGACATAAAGATACTTTACAAGCCCGAATCGGTATCGGCAGGTGGAATTATACTAGAAGCAAAAGAATCAGCCGTAGGTAAGCCGTATGAGCCGTTTAAATGCAAGGTGGTGTCACTGCCAAGCAAAAATGGCATGGACGAACACAGACTTGAGGCGCTTCAAAAGACAAAGTACATATCGGGAGAGGTGATAGTAGGTGCTGAGGTGCAGGAAGGCGATGTAGTGAAGTGTGGTAAGTCGTGGAATATACCGCTTGATAATAGCATACAGAAGTTTTTTGGTGACAGGCAGCTATTCAGGACAAGGATTTCAAACATAAAGGAGATACTGTGACCAATTACACATACAAGGACGGCGAAAAAATGCGGTGGAATATCCTTGGCGTACCCAAAGATGAATCCGTATTAAACGCTTTTCCTGACTTGGCGAGAATGTTTGAGGATATGAAGCCAACTATCAAACAGGTGGTAGGATTAACGCCCGATCAAGTTATCCGATATATCGTCTACGTGTATCATACAAAATCGCCCCTTGTTAATGGCGAGGAAAATGTTTTAGCCCGTAAAAAAGCAGCTATGCTTCTTTGTGGTGCTAAAGTGGATAACAAAGGGTTTTTCTCTGAGCAGGTAAATGCTATTATAGCTAATAAAAGTCTGCCCGTAATAGACCTTAAAATGCGTTTTCTTAGGTTTGAGAACAATATCATTTGGTTGCAACTGTGCAATGCAAGTGAACTATGGTTAGAGCATCAGAAGATAATTAGCTCAGCCATATCCGACGACGGCAAAAAAACGCCTGACGAGCTAATGAAAGTCAGGCTTAGTACGCAAAAGGACAGCGAAGTACTTGAGCAAAAGCTAGAGAAGCTAGCCGACAAGTTATTCATTGGTGATATCGATTTGCTAAACTACGTAGGCTCAACGGTAGTAAGAGAGGACATAAAGGCAAGACTGACCCCTGAAGCGCGTGCGAGTAAATGAACTGACCACTTTTAACCTATACGGCTGAACCCGTGAAAACTTATGGCTATTTTAATCCCCAAATATAAAGGGTATCAGGACGCAAATACGAAGATTACTTTTTGTAAAGACATTGACGACCTTGCACCCTATCACATAACCCTGACAGAACCGCCCAAGTTAGACCAAATGGTAAACTTTGGGATGGACTTTAAAGAGCAATTCTTTAAACCAATAGTAGCGCCAAAGGAACTATGGGAGCTAGAAAAGTTTATCAAATCCGAAAAGGATAAGTCTTTAGCGTACAAACACGTTGAAGCAAAAGACCATCTTGCAAATTTTATAGCTGAAACACATGACCTGCTAGATACTGGTCAATGGCAATTAATAAGGGGAGTGCCGACATATATCAGTGGCGCGTACCTTGAATACCTTTCATTCTATCACATGGACACGGGTCTGCCTCAGTTTAGATCATGGGATTTAGAGGAAGATTATTGGTGGGAGTTTGAGATAGTGCCCAATCCTGTGTGCTACGGAGGTATAATGATGATGCGTAGGCGTGTCGGCAAATCGTTTAAGCTAGGCGCTAAGATGATACGCAAGGCAAGAATGAACGCCAATAGGTATGCAGCGATGCAATCTAAGACCGAGGATGATGCTGAAAGGTTCATGAAAAAGTGTATTACGTTGCCGTTTAAAAAATATCCTTTTTATCTACGTCCCAATAGTAGCACAGACCTATCATCAAAGGGCAAGCGAAGGGAGTTTGACATAGGCGACCACTTAGGTAATCCCGCACTTGATAGTCACATCGAATACGGTTCAAGTAATGCGCTTGCTTTTGACGGGCAGAAAGAGCATATGTATGGCAATGACGAGTGTGGTAAAAACACAGAGGAAAACATAGGCACAACACTAGATGTTATTAAGCCTTGTCTTATGGAAGATGAAAGGATAGTTGGCAAGGCTTTGTTTACTACCACGGTTGAGGAGATGGAAAAGCGTGGAGGCGCAAACTTCAGGCAGGTGTTTCTTGATAGCGACAGAATAATATATCACGACAAAAGCAAACAAAGAATAACTGAGGAAGGGAAAACGGTATCGGGATTGTACCCGTATTTTACTCCGTCTTATGCTAACTACATAGCCGACCAATACGGGCAGGCTATCATAGATGAGCCTAAAGAGTACCAATACGAGTACATGAAAAAAAGGCACGAGGCAAACAGGTTGAAGTTTGCGGATAAAGAAGCTCGGAAGGGTGGACGACAACTCATAGACGAACTTATAAACAACCAAAAGACGGATGCTAAAAAGCAGGATATTATCAGGAAGTTTCCGCGTAGCATTAAAGAGGCGTTCCGTTCGTCGGCAGTAGGATGCTTATATGATGTAACCAAGATAAATAACCGTCTTGATTATTTTATCAGGGGCAATGACCACTTGGTCACATACGGAAAATTTGGATGGGTAGATGATGTGAAATTTGGAACGGTTGAATTTATACCTACGTCAAAAGCAGAAGCGCGTGTAGAGATAAGTTTATTGGCGCAACAGTACGCAAACAAATCAGTAGAATCTTATGGTGGCAGAGCGCCCGCTAATACACATCTATTTACTGCGGGTGCGGATTGTTTTAAGTACGACAATGTAAAGGACGTAGCACGATCATCTAAAGGTGCAGGTTTTGTATATGCGGGGTTTAATCCTGCGATAGATAACCTAATGGACGACCCTAGCACATGGAAAACGGACGACTTTGTTTGTCAGTATTTTTTCCGATACGAGAATATGCCTACTGATGAATTTGCAGAGGATATGCTAATGATGTGTATTTATTACGGATGCGCTATGGCTCCCGAAAATAACCTTCGGGTAGTGCAGGATTATTTTGTAAAGAAGGGATTTACAAATTACCTTATGTTCCCCGAAAAGCTAGTCATAAAGAAAGGCGATGTAAGGATAGAGGCAACGCCACATGCGGGCTTCTATACCGGCGGTGACGAATCAAAAGTTCCGATGATAAATGCGATGCAAAAGTACGTCAGCAGGTGTGCTCAAAGATGTAAGTTTCCAAAGCTACTAGAGCAACTAAGAGATATGGACTACGAAGATTTCAGACCGTGGGATTTGTTTATAGCCGCTACGGGAGCATACAGGCACTATTATCAAGTGCTAGAGAGAAACGAAAAGAAAGAGGACGCAAAGATAGACTTGGGTGACTTCTTTACTCGATACAAGTAGTTATCCCTACTGGACTCGAACCAATATACTCACATCCAAAATGTGATGTCCTGCCATTAGACGAAGGGATAAAGAAAATGCCCTAATTTCTTAGGGCATTTACAAAACAAACGAAACATGAAAGAGCTTATACGCCTCCTGAGAAGGTAGCCGACACATTTGATGAACCGAAGGTTGTTCCTGTTCTCACGAATGACACGGTGTAGCCATTATAGAACGAACCCTTAGTAGGTGCTGTGCCCGCCAGTGTGTCAACGTTAGTATTAAGCGTACCGACGAATGTGAATCCGAGGGTGTTGCTGTTGAACTTTGCGTCAATAGCCGTTTTGACGGTGGCCTGTGAAGGTGAACCTGAGACTGTGTATGTAGTGCCGATTTGCACGCCATTGATATATGCTTTCAGGGTATCTCCATTGACAGGTGATGCAGCAATAGGAACTGCGAGTGATGCAGTGGCAGCAGCGCCCGCGTCAGTCTGATTGCCGAGTACGCCGAGTTGAGTGTTAGGATATGTCTTGCTGAGTGAACCTGCGATGATAGTGCAGATATTATTGAGCGCCTGATATTCACGACCGATGATAAGGTTTTGATTAATGAGAACGCTAGGCAGAACCGTTGCGCTGTTTTTAGAGCCGTTAAGAACTTTCAGCTTGGTGTACGTGCTGAGCGAGTTGGTAACGGTAGCGGTAGACAGGAAAGTAAGGAATCCTGCGAGAGTAGAGACATTGAATATATACGGTGTAGGTGTGGTTGAGTTTTGTCCTACATAAGCACAGACCATATCGGTCAAAGACCCGCTCACGTTATACTTGCAAGGGAGCACGTACACAACGTCAGCAGCCGCTATTTCACCTGCGGGTGGGGTTGGTTGGTTTACGCCCCCGATAGACACACATGGATGCGTACCATCATTGAGCGGGATGAAAAGAGTTGCCATAGGTTAAAATTGTTTATTATTAATAATATGGCAAAGGTAGCCATAATTCATCTAATTTTCAAAAGTTTTATATTGCTATTAATCAACCATGTATGATATTTGACTTAAAGTGAAGATTTAATAGTATATTTGCACGATATACTGTTAACCTATGGCAGAAAATCTTGGCTCACCGTTCGCGTCTATCAAAATAGAAAAGCCCGATAAGCCCGCACCTGATATGACCGACGTAGCCAATAGGACTAAGGAAGGCTATCTGCGTGTAGCTCAGAACTTTTACTATTGGAACTATCAACTCGCATCGGGTCGGTATATCTCGTACCTTAAAATACAGGAATGGGTAACAAACAGGCTTATATCCCAAGGCAAACAGGATGAGGGACTACTCATAGAAAAGATAATCGGTAAACGTGGGGGTAATCCTGATGGACCTATGGAAACGGATGCCGAAAAGGATTTAAAGAATTTTCTCAGTTTGGATTGGGAGCGTCTGAAATTTTGGCCTCAGCTACGCGACCAAGTTATTTCTCGTTTAGAGGAATACGATTGGGATGCAGTATGTACCGCCATCAACCCTGAAGCGGGCGACGAAAAAGAAAACATCAAGTGGCAGATATGGTCACAGGTTCAGAATCAGCAGTACATAAAGCAAATGGAGGAACTGGCACAGCTAGACATTGGGCAAAAGCCCGATACTCCGATTGAGATAAATACCCGTCAGGATTTGGACATCTTTATGAATACGGGATTTAAGCATGGCTTTGAAACGGCTATGCAAATGGCTATCAAAAGCGCTATGAACGGTGGCGATATCCCGTGGAAATTGCTCAAAAAGATGCACTACGAGGACGTTGTAGACATCGGGCGATTCATGGTAGACATCGTGACCAATCCGATAGACCACACGACCACGGCAAAGTACGTAGACCCTGTAAATGCAATCGTAGAGGAGTTTAGGGGACACCTATTGTCGAATCCTGACAAGATAGCCTACATGGAATCATACACAGCTTCACAGCTAATGACCATGATAGACGAGCCATTGACTGCTTTGCAAAAAGAAAAGATACTATCGTTATACAGAAACAACTTTGGCAATACAACGATGCCAAGCGGTATTCAGACAATGGTCAATACCGATTCAGAAAACAGCATTTGGCAGACATTCAATGTGCCTGTAATGAAGATGTATTTTGCCAACTCGGATAGGCTGAAGTATCAGAAAAAAGAAGGTTCATTGGGCGATAAATTTCAGCCCGTAGACCCTGATACACAAGTGGGCGACATAGAGTACACCGATACAAGCGAAGGTGGTAAGGGCAAAAAGAAAGTCAAGGTTGTATCTGAAATAGACCTGCAATACTACGAGCAACTATATTGGGTGGTTGGCACTGACATAGTATTTGACTATGGCAAGGTGCTCAATCAGTCACGCGAGATACTAAAGGCAAAAAAAGCCGTATGTCCGCTACTTACCTATGTAGTCAATACAGCTTCATTCACAGACAGAATACGCGCATTTGACGAGGCGGCTAACCTAGCATGGCTTAAAATGCAACAGGCAAAGGCAGCAGCAAGGCCACGGGGCTATACAATAGACGTGTCTGCGCTATCAAATGTATCTGTGGACGGCAAAATTAGCGCAAGGTCAGTCGTGCAGATATTTAATACTACGGGCAATCTGATTTGGTCGTCAAAGAACTTCCTTACACCCGAACAGGCACAGGGCTATAAACCTATCGGAGAATTAGAAGGGGGACTAGGTTCTGACTTTGAAGGATGGCTGACCGATCTACACAACAATGTGGATGCCATGAAGCAGGTCATAGGCTTTAACGACATAACAAGTGGTGCAACTCCCGCAGCGCGTACGGGTAAAGCTGTTAGTGAATTGGCGGTCGCAGGTACGGGTTATTCTTTACAGCAAATCATATCGGGAGTGGCAATCACACACTGCAAAATGTGTGAACAGATGGCGCAAAAGATACAGATGCAGGTTCGCAGTGGTGAAGTAAAGGTTATAGAAAACTCGCTAGGAAAGACCGTAACGCACATTTTGGGCGAGAACGTAATATCACACTCATTCGCCTTCGATTGGCAGGCTAAGCCAACCTTAGAGGCAAAATCAGAACTAAAAGACGCAGCCAAGCAGGCGCTTATCAATACAGCCGACCCAATAAAGGGCGGCCTGAACTATCCCGACTACTTCTACCTGTGCGACCTGATAGATAGCGATGTTGATTTTAAGCTCATACAGCTCATATTCGGCAATATAGTGCAGAAGAACATTGAACGCCAAACAGCACAGCAACAAGCGAACGCTAAGACTAACCTCGAAGGTTCTATGCAGGCTAATGAGCAAAAGGCTCAGATAGATGACAAAAAGATGGACAAAGAACACCAGTACAAGATGGAGGAAATAGACCTAACGGGTCAATGGAATCTAAAGGTGACGCAACAAAAGGACATCAACAGCGCCCATCACGCAGTCATAAAGAGCAATTTGGAGCAGCAGCATACCATTCTTGAGCACGAATTACAGCCAAATACACAAAAATAAGTTATTAATAATCAATAGATTAAAACTAATCAGTTAAATCTTTGCTTTAAGTGAATTGAATTTAGTATTTTTGTATCAACGTATTATATATGGAAGCAACAGAAACAGTACAAAGTCCAACAGAAACTTCGGAATCTGCATCCACCCTTATGGGATTACTGTATAGCGACACAGCGCCACAACAAAGTATAGTGGAAGAAGTCGCGCCGACAGAAACTGTAAAGGAGGAAGTAGCGCCTGTGGTAACTGAAACTGTGGAGACTAAGCCCGCGCAATCGGACACAATCTCCATAGAGGATGAGCCTGTAAAGGAAACTACTGCACCCGTAGCCGATGATGACTTTGAGTCGAAGTACAGAGAACGCCTGAGCAGAGACTTGGGCGCAGATCTAGAAACGATAAAGGTCAAGCTATCCGCTCCGCAAGCAGACAAACAATATAAAACGGAACTAGCCAAACTCGCTGATGAGTTGGAGGTGGGAACAAAAATGACAAAGGCTGATTTTTTCACCTTTGTTGCAACCGATTTCAAGGAAATGGCTCCAAAGGATGTCCTAGACTTCCAACTGAAATTGGATGACCCTAATCTGACGGCTGAGGAAAGAGAGCATTATCTTATAGACAAGTACAAGCTATACGAAGATGCGACACCCGCAGAAAAAGCAGTAGGCAAGGTCGCCATGAATAAGGATTTCAAAGAGGCGTTGGCAAAATTTGACGCTCACAAGGAAAAGCTCGTAGCAGATGCTATCGCTCCCGCTCAGACCGAAGCGCCAAAATTGGATGCCGAATTGGAGGCTAAAAAGACATATTGGAAAACAGAAGCGCCGAACCTCATTAAGAGCTTTGACAAACTGCCCGTATCTCTGAAAATAGCTGACCCGTTCGACTCTAAAGCCTCCGCCATAGATGTGCCAATAAACTTCGATATACCTGCAAGGGATAAAGCCATTATGCAGGAATTTGTCGAAAAGAATGGCGCATTGATGGGTTTTGAAAGCAAGGAACAAATGCTAAGCTATATGCAAAAGCAGTTCGTAGCTGAACACTACCCGAAACTTGTACAGAAAGCCACAGAAAGAGCCATATCTATCGTAAATGAAAAATGGGCACTGAAGATGGCAGCATACGAAGCGCCGAAAGGCAAAACACCCGCTCCAACGGGTCAAGTTCAAAAGGGTTCCGCTTCGGAATTTTTAGGGCTATTGGGAGTAAAAAATTAATTCAACCTATTTAAACATTAATAACCAATGAGCACAAATTATGTAGGCAGTTCTGGCGTAGGGCCGTCGTTAGACAATTACGCCGACGGGTCGCTACAAGACAGGTACAAACCGCAGGTAGCAAGCGTCGTATATCAAAAAACAGGTAATAGCTATATAGATGCCTTTACCCTCGTATCAACAATGGGACCGCGCAAAGCAGTCGGCGGACCTATCATCAAACACCAAGAAAGGGGCTTTTTCAATGCACCTATCACCGTATCAGGTAGCACAGCCGCAGGCGCAACAGGCGCACCTGTAACCGTAACACTGGCTACGTCAAGCCTCGGTGTGAACAATCTCTTTTTCCCACAGGTAAATGACGGTGGTTTCTTCAAAAACGGCTACTCGTATGTCATTACTGCTGTATCGGGTGTGGGTACAACTACTCCAACCGTAACCCTGCAACCATCACCAACAGGCAACGTGCCCGCACTGGCTAACGGTGAGCAAATTGCGGTAATCACTGACGCATGGTATGAGGGCTCAGGACAGCCTACGCCTTACTTCCAAGCAGATTGGGAGTATCAATATGCCCTGCAATACATCAAGCACTCTGAGGCTATCACTGGTACGGCTGAACAAGCTGAAAAGTGGGCAACAGTAGATAGCAATGGTGTATCTCAGAAAGGCTATCAGTTCCTCAAAATCCGTGGCGAACAGGAAATGATAAAGAAAATCGCCAACTCCATGATGTTCTCTGAAGGACTCACAAGCTCATGGACAGGTCTGACAGGACAGACAACTATGCAGGGATGGAAGCCGTGGATAATCGGTAACGGTGGTTCTGTGAACCCAACCGCTCCGGGCGCTTTCACACTGTCTCAGTTCCAAGGCATAAATGATGACCTCGATGCAACCAACGCAGGTGGTCAGTACGTAATGGTAAGCGGCAACTCCCGTCAACGTGAAATCGTAGCTGCTGCTTCAGCGCAGTACTCATCTAACGCCATGACCTACGTAGACCCTAATCAGGCGGGTTCATTCCAAACTCGTTTCAATGAAGGCATTGACGACGAAGGTATGCGTGCTGCTGCAAAGGGAATCAACATCAACGTAAGGACATTTACTGACGGTACAAGAACCTATGACTTCTGTAACCTCAAGGCACTGAGTGACCCATCAACCAACAACCCTGCGGGCTACAACAGCAACTACCTGAGCTTCATCCTTCCGATGAACGCTGTGGCAAGAACTGCATCTTCATCTCCTGCTCCGCTTATCGAAGTGTGCTACATGCCACAAGCTAAGCAAAAGGGCTTCATGGACGTATGGCAAGGTGGTGCGAACAGTGAGTTCGGAACAACCGATCAAGACCGTAGATACATCTACTACAAGTCTTTCGTGGGTCAGCGTCTCGCCTGCCCTGAGAGCTTCGGTATCATCTACGCTCCGTAAGGAACAAAACACAAAAGGACGGGGTGGTAATTCAGCCACTCCGTCTTTTTAAAACAACCATATATGCTAATAATTGACGGAAAGAGAGTCACAGACGCAGAAATCGAAACAAAACTAGCGGACTACGACAAGGTAGTTACGTTGGAATTGAAAATCGCAAGCCACGGAAGGTTGCAGACAAATGGACAGGTAACACCATCCAAGCCCAAAGTAAACATTCCGATGAGCTTTACGGTAAACGACCCTAACAAGGGCGGAAGAACGGTAAAGGTCGTGTACAGCAAGCACGATGACATACCAATAGATGGACAGGGCGTAATAGACCCGAAATGGTCATGCCCAACTTATTCGCCACCTGCAAGAGTGACGAAGCTACATAAGAGCACTGATTCTGAGCTAATCCTTGCACTCGCGTATCATTCATTTAATACGCACAATATCCTGTATGACGGGCACAAGACAACGCCGTCATCATCTCCACTGTTCACGCTCGCTAAGAAAGGTGCGGCAGTAAGGACACAGGTAAACAAAGATGAAATGCAACTGAAGGTGCTTGGCTATCTCATCGGAGAAAAGAAAGTATCAGACAAGAAGGTGCATGACATCTACAAACAACTCGGCTTTGAGGCAGACCTTATCGAAAATGAGGACTTCACAGGCATGAGAGTGAAGGTGACCGAATATGCAAAGTCTAATCCCGAAAAGTTCATTGAACTCGTGGAAGATACGATGTATGATATGAAAGCGCGCGTAGTAGAGGCCTTTGAAAAGGGTATTCTCGTGTGCAGTGATTCAAGAAAGATAACTTGGGGTGATACGGTGGAAGGCCGTGACTCTGGAAAGACTATATGCCAGTTTAAGATAACCGAAAACAAGGTAGATGCCTTCTGCGAATATCTCGTTAAGAAGGACATATCGGGCACAGACAGGGACACCCTGCTTGAGCATTTGGAGTTATCTTTAGCGGTGAACTAATAATACCTATGAATAACCATAGGCTACTATCTGCTAACGTGGGTAGTAGCCTTTTTAATGTCCCGAACCATGAGCGTAACAACCGCACAAATAAATAATACTCTTAGGCTCAAGACTACGTTCACCGTAGGTAATACGGGTTCGCCACCACCCGATACGGTAAAAATAACCGACCTTTCAAATTGGTCGTCAATCGTATCGTCCTCTACCGACAAGGTAAACATCATACTTCAAATATCCGACCCTGCGGGGCAAATAGTATATCAAAACACAGGATGGGTTTCTGCTAACTTTTCCTCTCCCGATCTGTATTTTGGCTCAGTTCCCGTCACAGTAACAACTGCTAAAACACTTCTATATGATGCAAACGGAAACCTGATAACAGGCACATTTACCGTAGAGGCGCAAGTGCAGGTAATAGTAGACTATGCGACTACGCCTGTAACAACATACGGCGGTGGAGTAACAAACCCTACATTGTGCTCAGACTATTTGCAATCAAATCTACACCCTGCAATGCTTTTTGCAGAGGATTGCGCCCATGCAAACATGACCGTATCGGATGCAACCGTTTATGGAGCTTATACTAGCATTACAAGGTCAATCACCGTAACACCACCCGTAGAGGCAACTCAGTCACCGTTTACAGCATCTTCAAACTCGGTACTCGTAACTAACCTGTGGTCGCCTGCCCCATATCAAGGACAGATTAACAACGTAGTGACATACACTACGGGCGATACTGTCACAATAAGCTACATCAACTACTTTCAGAACCACGATACTGATTGCGACCAAAGTCTGTGCGAGCTATCGTGCTGTTTGCGTCAGTTGTACGTGGATATGATGGCTAATGCGGGAGTGAATACAACCGTGTTTAATACCTACAAGAACAGATTGGACGCGGGTATAGAAATATACATATTGTGTCAGTCGGCATTAGCTTGTAGCAGACAATCGGAAGTAGAGGATTTGAAAAAGCAATTCTACAAAGTAACAGGTTGCTCTACGACTTGCGGATGCGGATGCTCCGATAAACCGTCGCCAGTAGTGCCTGTAAGCCCGTCACAGGGTCCCGCAGGTAATGATGGAGTAGGTATATCAACTGTAGCTATAAATGGCTCAAATCACCTTATAATCACTCTGACCAACAATCAGCAGATAGATGCGGGATTGATACCGTCAGGCACAAACGGCACAAACGGGTCTGTATGGCGCAACGGTAGCGGAGTGCCATCGAACTCATTAGGTGCTGATGGCGACTACTACATAGACAACGACACATCTAAATACTATCTGAAGGTATCGGGCGCGTATGTACTGCAAGGTAGCTTCAAAGGAGCAAACGGCACGACTGAGCTTTGGAATCCACTGATAGTATATACCAATACAGGCGGAACGGGAAATGCTGTAACTAGGTCAATACCCGCCAATTCGTTTACGACAATAGGGGATAAGCTCACGCTGTCATCATACGTAAACTTCCTGACCAATCACGTCTTTACGTTTTTGCCGATAACTATCGGAGGCGCGTCATTGGCGCTGATAACTCAAAGTTCAACATCGGTAGGAAAGCAGGAACAGATAGTCAAAATGATATACTCGGCTGCAAATACGCTGACCGTGCAGGTAATCTATCAGAACATAGACGGTAGCGGGGTAGCTTTGAGTCAACCTGTGTACGGATTTGGCTCTACTGTGACATTTGACCCAACCATCGCAAACGACCTTGTATATGACTTCAGCAACTATCCCGACAACGCTGTGGAACTCGCACTTTCTGAAACCGAACTAATAAAGCTCTAAGATGACAAGAAATGAAGTTAATAGTGTATTGCTGAGTACGGTTATAGCAAGTAACGTATACACTATACCTGTTCAATACCCGCTAGAAGGGACACCAAACGTACCCGTAACTGCTCAAAACTATCTGATTACAGGCACAGGCACACTAGCCCGCAATGTAACAATCAGGATGCAGACGGGCGTAACGCCTAAAGACGGGTGGACGCAGGTGATAAACTGGCGTTCAAATTTGACAGTCGGTAGCTATACGCTTGTTATACAGAGCACAGACTACACATCGCTTTTGAGTGGTGCAGCTAGTCAGGACTTTTTGATACAGTATTTTAACGGCTCATGGGAAGTGTCAAACATTGATACAACTATCACAGGCAGACTTACCCCGTATGCGCTAATATCTAGCATATCGGGGTATATATCATCGGCACTTGCAGCTTTCACTGGCTCATCTGCAATCACTACGCTCGGCACAATAGCAACGGGTGTTTGGCATGGCACTGCAATAACGGATGGCTATATAGCTTCTGCTTCTACATGGAACGCAAAAGCGCCGTTGGCTAGTCCCGCTTTGACGGGTACGCCGACATCTACAACAGCAGCAACAGGCACTAACACAACCCAAATAGCTACAACGGCTTTTGTTCAAAATCAATTTGGTGCTTTTGCTACATACAACGCGGTTGCTTGGGCAGCATCCATAGACCTTACGGGTTTAGTGGGTGATGTGCTGAATACGGTAGCGATAGGCTCAATCACCAATAACACAGTGATAAACGCCGATGTGTTTAGCGGTGGTAGCGTATCTGAGATAACATTCATTCTGCCCTTCGGTGGAGCGCATACGGTGACAGCAGGCACGAATATGTCATTTACGACGATAACGGGAGTAAGTACACATACATCTATCCTTACTGTCGCATGGGACGCAGTTTCTAGCACATATATTCAAAAATCATTCTCTCAAAACTAAGCATTGAACATTGGCGAAATATATCAATTCGTAAACTTTGAACTGAATAAGTATCAGTCAGGAAGTTTTACGCCCGATGAGTTCAACCAAGTCTTAGCGGCTACCTACCTAGACCCATTTAAAGTTAAAATAGGTCTACCCGAAGAATATCAGTTTCCGTCAAGAAACGGTGGCGGTGCAGAAGCAAGACAGAACTATCAGGCGGGGCAGACTATTACCGACGACCTGAGACTATTTATAAAGACTACTGTGGTAACAAAGGTGGGTAGTGGGTTCTTCCCATACCCTGCCGACTACGTACGTCACTCGGCAAGCGAATATGACCTAATCATAAATAACAACGGGTGCGGTCAGCAACCAAGCGTATACGTGCAGTCCATAGAGCCCGTCACTGACGAGCAAAAGAAATTCAGACTTAACAACTCAATCATAGCTCCCGATGTAGAATACCCTATTATATCTTTTGAAGATAGAGGGTTTCTGATTAATCCTAAAACAATTACTCAATTTAGGTTGACATATCTGAGATTGCCTGTTAAACCTGTGTTTGGGTTCTTTTATGACCCCGTGACGCAAGAAGTGACCTACGACCCTACAACAAGTATACAATTAGAATATCCTGTAATCATGCACAATGACTACTGCGCTATGCTGATTAAGTACATAGCCGAAAACATCAGAGACGACAGCGCTAGGCAATTTGGTGAAGCAAGACAAATGAACGGACAATAATGAATAGAGTACAATTCGCGGATTCACTCATACTGGACTTAGGATATGACGATGTAAGCAAGAAGCTAGATCGCAGGCAAATTTATGCGGATATAGACAAGTACTTGCCATTGATTCTGACCACATGGGGTAAAGCCAACGGCGACGCTGTGCTGAACAACTTTGTAGTGACCTCGGTAGAACCCGTGAAGTATGATGCGAGCCGTGGCAAATATTGCGTAGACATACCATCTCCAATGAACCTTGGAGGTTTTGGCGGAGTAAGGCAGATAGGGGACACGCAGGACGAAAGTTTCTCTTATGTGCCTATACAGTCGTCATTTAATAGCATAGCATCTGTCCTAGAGGTAGGTGGACTAGCTGATAGAATAGGGTTTTTCTTAGTGGGCAACAGGGCTTATTTTCAGAAAGACCCGATACCTGTACCGCCAAACATAAGAGTGACCCGCGTGCCGACAATAATGAACCTTACAGATACCGATGAGATAACTTGTCCGTCTGAGGCTTTATCGTACCTGTGCGAAAAGCTGACCGCCGTGCTAATGGTGCAGAAGCAAACACCTGAAGATACCGTGAACGATTCAAAAGATAACCAGTGATATACGACCTCAAATACATAGTAGCGAACGTAATGTTAAAGGCAGACACGCTTGACGAAAGGTCGTACCCGTATCTTTTAAAGCACGCTATAAACGGTTATCGCAAGCTAAACCTGCATGGCCTGATACAACAGACGGTAAAGACCGCCCGTATACCATTAGACCCCGCTACCAATATCGCAAATCTTCCGTCTGACTATGTAGACTACTTTAAGCTAGGAGTAGTGTATAAATGGTGGGATGGCACGTGTCACGTGGAACGTATCATAAACATTGACTACAACCCCAATATAGTAGGAGTGGGTGGCGAAATGCCAAACTATTGCGAGTGCCCATGTACACCTGATGCGTTTAATAGCCAAGTAGCAAACTACGACCCCGCTCAGTACGGATGGCAGACGTGGCTATACTATGCGCCTCGCGTAAACAACGGACAATATACGGCGGGAATATACGGCGAAGGTGGGAACATATACAGAGGCGGGTTTATCATAGACTTGCCAAATCGCATAATTAGAATAGGCAGTTTCATTTCGCGCGTAGATGAGATAGTGCTAGAGTATAAATCTACTGGCATATCAGATATGGGTAACGCAATTGTACCTGAAGGGGCTATTCCTGCGCTTATCGCGTATGTGAATTGGATGTCGTATCTCGAAAAAGAGAAACTGCAATTAGCCCGCGAACACATGTCAATATTCCAATCGGAAGCGTCTGCGCTGAATATGAGAAATAATGCAATGACTGAAAAGGATTTTTACACGCTCATTCGTCAGTCTTTTATACAAATCCCGAAACGATGATATGCCCAATATATATAGCCATAATTTGCCCACAGGAGGCTTAGATTTCGATAATAACTCACGCGACATTGAAGCGACCGATTACAGGTATTCGCTAAACATTCGAAACGGGGTAGCCTATGTCAAAAAAAAGTCGGGCGCTACTTTTGTAAAGGGCAACAAGCTCATACCTAAAATAATCTATACATACGGCACGCCTACGGGTAATAGCAAGACCATAGGCAGCTATGAGGATAAGCAGACCAACACTATCATTTTCATGGTGCGCAATGCTAACGGTCAATCAGGCATATACCGCTACTACCCGCAACTTATAGATGCTACTAATCCATTTGGCGAGATACACCAAGTCGCCTATTTTAATTTTGGATGGAAGGCTAACACTCAGATAACGTCCATCAATACCATATCGGGCAAAAGCGGTGAATTGATTTATTGGTGTGATAACGTACGCGGTAGAAAGATAAACCTGACCAAAGCGGAGATAGTCGGCAAGCTCAAAACTTGGACGTGCTATTTTCCTAAAACGTCTACGCGGTTTCAGCAGTTGTTTTACTTTGTGATACAGCCGATGGGCAGCACAACGCCTATCACCACACTGACAATAGATACTACCGCACAAACGCAAATAAAGACAATAGGGGAGCTTTTCGCTTATTTGGCTGATGCCATCAATGCCGACCCTGTTTGCTCTCAATACATCACCGCAGAGGCTTGTGACTGCAAATTAAACCTGATAGAGAAGTTTGCCAACATGGTAGATGTATTCTTTCTGAATCAGGACATAAAAACTGTACCGACAAATTGGTATGGACAGGTGTTTACCGAAAGAATGTTTGACGAGGCTAAATACCCGTCGCTACTTTCCCCATTGGTGAACTTTGGCGTGAACCCTGACAAGCAATTTAACAACGTCAAGAATCAGGTTTGGCAGTTTCGTATTAACCTGTTTTATGATGACTTTGAAAAGTCCGTATTAAGTCCATTTACACAAGTGCCCGTCAATGAGCTAGTGAATGACGGCCTTCAGGTGCAGAACTTTAACTACCTAAATATAAATTTTAATGACAGGTCTATACCTGACAACCTAACGCTAGTAAACCGAATATCGGTTACAGCTAGGTCGGGTAACACGGGAGTAGAACAAGAAGTGGCACAACTAGAAATTTGCGATTTCTTGAATTACGACTACGGTCTTGGCAGGTGGTTTTGCGATTACGACTTCTACAATGACACAATAGCCAATGTCATAGACACAGCCTACGCAATAAAAATACAAGACGGAGTGCCTATACAGAATAACGCTCAGGATATTGTGCAGAACAGGCTTGTGAAGGGGGGGATTTTGTCAGGTGATGACGGGGTGGATTGTTTGGATATAGCGGTGAAGCAGGAATTTGATGCAGGAGATGATGTGTTTTTTACGATAAGCGGTCAAATGCGGATAATGCACTTAGAGGATAGTAATAATGGGAATCTATTTCACGGAACAAACATCCAAAGCAGACTGGGGTTGATATATAAATACCCTCCAGTAGATGCCTCCAATCCGACAGAAGGAGAATCATATCCTCAATGGGGGGGGATACCCCCTAAATATTTTACAGGAAATAGTATTTCTGATAGAGATAGAAACCTAGATCAGTACCTTCCAATGGGTGGATTTGTGGTTTATGCCGCAGGCACAGATCATTGGACATTAACTAAGCAGGAACTATATGAAATAAATTCGGCAGGAGTGCCACAATTTGGGTCTTATCTTCCGACAGCTTTCGGTACAGTATTAAATGCCAATCCTGCTCAAACACTTAGAGATTTTCTAACTACAACTCCTCCTTATCATGATGAACACGGAGTACTAAATACATTTAGCTTACGTGTAAAACCGGGCAAATACATAATAAGATTTGCTTCTCACTGGTGTTCTTTTGGGGATGTATTGGGAAAGGGCCCTATGTATGACATGTATAATGGCAGATCTTACCAAACTACTTCAACTCATATATATTCAACAATCCCCATAGACCCCAATACTGGATTATTTTTACAAGAGAATTGGAATGTAAAGGAAATAGAGGTAACAGTAACTAATGGTGATGTTTTTATAGGAGAGTTTCTAATAGAGGATTGTCGGGCTTGGTTTCCAAAATGTACCAATACAATGCTATCTGGATATGTAGTAGATGGGTCTGGATTAGGGAGTGCAAATCAGGCGTTGATAGGTGCCCCAAGAATAGAGGGGCAAGGGATTAAACTTAGAGTACCGCCTTCATCAGGAAGCGGAGCATTAAGTAATGCTAATGCGTCATGTGGAGTAACAGACCACAACGGGTACTTCTATACATCGTTTAACTGGAAATACACCAACAATATAAACAACCTTATAATGGCTTGGATTGTATATAATAATCAAGCTACGGCATCTGTATATACTTCATTTAATACGAATCCATACGGAGGAGATTCAATATTAAACTCTTTAGTTTCAAATACTCTTAGCGCCTATTCATTTACTATAACACCGGGGCTAGCCACTGGCGGATTAAAGCCATTTGCCGTTAATGAGCAATACCAGTTACTTTTTGTTCTAAATGACATTACTTTATCTAATCAAATAAAAACTCACATAAGCGGTAGCTTTGTGGATGCAAATTCCAACCCTATATCTGGGGCTTTAGTAATTTTTGGGCAAACAGGGAGAATAGCAACAACTGATATTTCAGGGCTTTTTTCAATATTGGTATATGCAAACGCAAATGTGTTTATTTCGCCTGGAAATTTTTTAAATGCTCCTGCTATTGCTCAAAGATACCCTAATGATTTGATTGCTTATTTTAACGATCAGGGAATCAATATAAATAATAACGTACAAATAATATCATTCCCAGATTTCACGACATACAATGGAACAAATCCATATCTCACTCCTTTAAACTTCATCCTCGTAGCTAATTATGCGCCATTTGGCAAGGGATTGAAAAGGGGGGGTACATATCAAATAGGAATAAGGTATCAAGATGAAGCAGGTAGAGAGTGTAGCGTTATTACCAATCAATCGTCTATAATATATATCCCATTTATCACGGAAGACCTTAACATATACTTCCCAAGTCAATATCCAGTAGGGACGTATTTATTTGGTAAACCTACGCTTACCGTTACGCTAAATTTCAAGCCGCCGATATGGGCGACATCATATAACATCATGTTGACCAAAAATCAGTATGAAACGGGTTATTTGCAATGGGTGGCAAATCAGATAACCTATGTAAGTAACATCGGATACAGCACAGCAGAGAACGCGGGAGCCTCAACAACTCTTACTGAAAATACCATTGACTCTGGTAATATAGTTTCATCAATATCAACAACAACCCCCATATCAACATACAATCCTCCCGTAGTATCCTCATACTCTGCAGGTGACGCAACAAATATATACATCAGCTTATATAATTTTTTGGATTACCAAAAGGCTAATCCCGACTCTATATTATCATACACATATAAAGCAGGTGATAGGCTTAGGCTTATAGCTGATGAAAACGGCAATAAATACCGTTCTCTTTATGAGTTTGAGGTTACGGGTTATGATACGGAACAAAATTGTATTATCGTAAGAAATAGAGTGTCAGTGCCAGAATTAAAATCTGGCGTATTATTCGAGGTTCTACACCCTCGCTTGAACATAGAGGCAGGTGAACAGTTGTTTTATGAGGTGGGAGAATCATTTCTATGTACCGCCCCCAATACCCCCAATAATGACCATAGTGTTAATCCAATAGTACTGACTTGTGGGGACGCATACTGGCGTAGGAGGCAGTATATCGTAAATGACACTACAAACTATATCATATTCTTCACCTCATACATTATTGAGGATGCAAACTTATCAGACTTCTTCGTCAGCGATTCATGGGACATAGGTAGAATAGGAGTATCAGACCCATTCTTTAAAAGGACGTATAAAGAGACAGATATTATAGTATCAAATCCGTATATCACCGACAGCAATCTTAATGGCTTTAACAGCTTTGAGGCACTAAACAGAAAGAGCCTAGACAAGCAATACGGAGCTATACAAAGGCTGATAATGCTAGGAAATGTGCTGCACGTAATATGCACCAACAAATCCATATCGGACTACATCGGTCAACGTGTTCTATCCGAAAGCAAGCAACTCAATGGGCCCGTGGCGATAGCTAATGACTTTCTCGGAACTGAACGTGCGCAGATAAAGGACATCGGCACACAGCACCCCGCAAGCGTGTATCGCAAAGACGGGTACATATACGGATTAGATGCTTTGAGGTTCATCATGTGGAGAGACGCGAATGACGGGATGACTGAAATAAGCAAGTCAATAAACTCAAAAGGTGTCACGACCATGCAGTCCTATTTTAAGGAGCTTTGTGCTAAACCGTTGTGGTCGGTAACTTCGGGTATAGATAAATACTACAACGAGTACATCATAACTATATTTCAGAAAGAGGTGGCTTACAATATTGTGCCATTTACTGAGGTGTTGGAAGGTGGAAGTTTTGCAATGTTTCTAAATCATCCCGTTGAGGATTTTGGCATACAGGACGGTGACGATGTAATAGTGGACGGCATACTACCTAATGGCACAGCAGTAACCCTATATGGTACAGCAGGCGTGACGGTGGACAATCATGGCACTCTGATAATAAACGGCACTAATACCTATGTTCAGTTGACACAGGCGCGTGTCTCATTCAGAGGCGCAGGCGTGACAATAGCTTGGCAGGAAGATAAGAATAGGTGGACTACATTTTACTCATTCCAACCTGAGTGCTACGGAACGCTTGGAGCGCTACTATATTCTTACAATAACGGGGAATTATGGATTCACGATCAAAACGATGTACGCAATAACTTCTACGGCACACAATACGGTGCAACAATAACGCCTGTATTCAATGCAAGACCTGACCTGATAAAAGTATGGCTATCCATGACTATGGAGTCTATACAGGCTGACGGTGGCAATAATTGGTCGTGCGAAATTACCAACGATTATGGTCAAAAGTCAATAATCACTAAACAGGCGTTCCGAAAGAAGGAAAGGCAATTTGCGGTGGACTTTAAAAGGGACACTACAACTACTAATGTGGCTATACCAATACTAAACGGACGCGTACTGAGGTCAGAAAGCCTGCAAGTGACGATGAATAGCGATTATACTGGCGATGTGATACTGAGGATGCTGATGGCGCTCACAATGACTAGCGAAAGGACGGGCAAATAAAAAAGAAAAAAAAGGGGGTGTATTTACATCCCCCTTTTTATACACAAAAATTACTGAATACTACAACTAGAATACAATCCACCACCACCACCGCTTCCATTGCATTGGTTTTGTGCTTCGCTAAGCGTCACATTGGAAATTGTATTTGTGCTTGTAGATTGAACAACTCCATTTAAAGTTGTTACACATTTACAGGTGTAATCCTTTTTACATGATGCAAATGTTAATATAATAGCCAAAAATAAAAATGTGGTTTTTATGTTCATATGGTTAATTTATCTACCAAATCTACGTAAATAATTTTAATAAGAAAATCTAGGATATTTTTCGTTATTTTTGTATGTATAATTGAACACTATGAAGGGATTTAGTATTGATGATTTGAACCCGTATGCGGGGGCGATAGAGGCGGGTGCAGGTGCAATAAAGGGCATTACAGAAGCCATTGCTGCTTCACAGCAAGCCGATAGAGCCGCAAAACTCAGAGATAAGGCTAATCAAGTCCCTACACAGCAGATTCGCCCCGAATTTAAAGCTGCTCAGCAAAACGCTCAAATGGCATCTATGTATGGCCTTGCGGGCAAGCAGGGCTATCAAGACCAAATCAATTCAAATATATCTAACTCAATCAGAGCTATCAAGGAATCCTCACCGAATGGAGAGGCTACACTTGCCGCTATCGGGGGTACATTAGCCAATGCCAATAAGGCAACAAACGACCTGTCACTGGAAGATGCGAACGCGCAAGAAAGGAAGGGGTTGGCGGCTAATCAGGTATTATGGAATGTAGGCGCACAACAAAGGTCGCTAGAGGATAAAAGAGACGCGCAACAGGCAGCTATACGCGGTCAGGCGGCAGCACTCGAAAATGCAGCAACGGCAAACAAGCAGACAGGTATAAATGACGCATTGGGCGGTGTAGAACAAGGGGCTTCGCAGGTATTTAAGAAAAACACAGACGACGGGTCAACAACTCCCGTAAAACAAACAATAGTAGCGCCTCTGAATAATTCGGGGTTTACCTCTATACCTTCGGGTGGCGGCATTAGCTCGTTGGGGCTATCTCCATACAATACCCCTGTGAATATTAGCGGGCTAAACTCGTATCAAGGCGCATCTGACCCGCTAAAGTCAAGTAACGGCATTTCATCATTGGGTCTTTATCCATATTATCAATAATACATGGCAGAAATAGCAACTGGAAATCCGTATGATGCAGGTGGCGCAGGTAGCGGTGTTGGGGCGGTGATGTTTACTCCGAACCACAAGGACATTACGGACATAGGGGCAGCTTGGAACGCTCAGAACGCGGCTGATGAAGCGGCGGCGGCTGAAGCTGAAAAAGAGAAGCTGAAAAACGCCCGTTTGCTTGTGGGTGATTTGAACCTTGACACCAAGGGTGCACTAGACTCGGATGCTCCATATCTTAGGCAAAGGATAGCAGACATAACCAATCGTCAGGCTGAACTATACAAACAACATAACGGCAATCCCACCTCGGTAGACTCGCTAACGGCGCTTCAAAATATCAATGCTGACAAAAATATATTCGGCTCAGAGGTCAATCAAAGCGCAGGTCATAAGGAGCAACTTATAAAGGCTATTAGCGCATTAGACGCAGATAAGACAGGCGAAAATTATGATAAAGATGCAACAGCGCTAAACATAGCCAAATTTCGCGCATCGGCGCTCCCTGAGAGGCAAAAGATGCTTGACGAGGGTAACGGGTCGCTATTGGTGCAACAGGCTCCATTCCTATCTAAAGTGACAAAAAACATATTGGCGCATCCCGATAAAAGTGTAGACTCTTGGGAAAAAACGCCTATACCAAACGTGTATCAGCAGAATACAATGAAAACCCACTCGCCCGAAAGGATAGGTGAATTGGCGAGGGTAAACTATGCTGATGATCGAAATGTAATCAGAGCTACTGATGATGCTTTTGCAAAGCTACCGCCTGCCGAGCAAGCTAGGTTTCAGCAAATGTCAGAGCAGAAACAGGAACTAGAGCAAAGAGTAGGCAAAAGCCCACGGGTAATAACTCCGCAAGAATCATTCCTTGAGGATTATTTGATACAGAATAACCCTAAAGACGTTACGACTAAAGTTCATAATACTCAATTCAACCCTTTCGACCTTGCCGCGTATAAGCATGGCCTAAAGCAACAAGACGACGGGGAAAGCTATTTGCTTCAGCAAGGCGCAAATACTCAGAATGGGGTTGCTTCTGTATTTGACAAAGAGCCAGTAGCAAAAAGAACTGCTACAATTTACAATCCTGCCGACCCTGCGTCTATAAATAATGCAGTGGTAGATGCAACAGGCAACCCTATACCTAATGCAAACGGCGGCAAGCTCAACCCTGATGAGTACGGCATAGCGCCGTTTTTTACAGGTGCGAAAAATGGTACTGCCGATGTGGCTATACCTATGACTGTAAAGGGCGCAAATGGAAAAGTAACTCAACTGATAGAGAAAGGCAAACCTGTGTTTAAATACAGCAAGGTGGACAATAATGTTCGCCGTGTGATTGGTCTTGGTGAGTATGATGCTGACGGCAACAGAACGGGTATAAAACCATTAGTAGCTGATGCGAGGTCATTGGTAGCTGCGGGGTATGCGCCTGACGCGCCCGAATCTGAATGGAAGGATGACCCAAAAGCGTACGCGACATTTGACAAGGGGTATTTAGAGGGGCTTGCACGTAACAACGGTGTGAAGGACGAAAGAATGTCCAAATTCTTTAAATCTGTGGGTGGCTACGGTCAACGCATTACCGATGTGGCAAGTTCTAGTGACCCTAATGCGAGAAGGATAGGTGCTGCGCAAGGTACTCAAACTACTCAAACCCCTCAGCCTGTACAAAAGGTCAATGCACAAGCCACTCAAACAACGCCACAAGAACAACAAACAACCCAATCAAGTACTCCAATCTTAACCGCCGATGAAGCGGGAGCGCTAAAAGGCTACAAGTATGGCGACTACGCTAGCAATCCCGCTAAATACGAAGCAATAGCAGAGAAACTAAGAAAATCGGGGCAACTTGGTAGAATATGGAAAGAGATTGGCGCGGCGGGCACTAATCCTGAAAATACAAATGCCTTTACTTCCGATGAGGTTTTGGCTACACTTGGAGAAAAGGGGTATGACGTATCAAAGCTAGCACAAGGTGCACCCGCCGCGCAAAAGAAATCTGCACCGACAAAAGAAGTGCCTATATCAAAACTGCAAAGCCTAGTAGGCACGAAGGGCTACGAGGGCTACACGCTCGATGAACTGAAACAATATTACAGAAGTCAGGGATATACAGTGAAATAATGGAAGAAATAGAACTATTGCCACCGCCACCGCCTAAGAAGCAAACAGTAGCAGAAACACAAGCGCCTGATGTGGATTTATTGCCACCGCCGCCGCCGAAAAAAAAAAGCCAAGATACAAGCGTTTCTACTCAGCCTGCAAAGCAGGATGGCACGCCTTCTGCGTTACCTACAACGCTTGATGCTAGTGGGGTAATGTCTGCGCTTGATAAGGGTACAGGCGGGGCTATAAAGCCTAACACCATAGAATCATACAGACAGAAGCAAGCCGAACTGCAAAAAGCATACGGCATGGAGAATGATATGTATGCCAATAAGCATATAGGTGGGAATGTACAATCTGACGAAATAGAGGATGCTGCGCTGCAAGATAAGACTAGGGCTGCGGATGAAAACGAGGCAATAAAGCTGATTACGGCAGTAAGAAACAATCCGCTTACTAGCAAGATAAGCGATAAGATAACCGACAATGAGCAATACCTTAAATCGGTTGCTACAAATCCATCTATACAGGCACTAGATAAGCTGAATAAACAATATCAATCAGCAGTGCAAAGCGGGGACGCTCAGACGGCAGAACAAATTAAAGCTCAGATAGACCAAACATCTAGTCAGCCTTTTGTAAATAGCGACCCGCAAGCTGTGCAAGATGAGTACAATAGGTGGGCGCAAAGAAACGCTCCCGATACGACCGTACCCTCCGCAGTAGAGGGTATGCAAAAAGCGTCAATAGCTAAAAGGCTTGCTGACTTTAATGCGAAGCATGGTATAACCGATAAAACGACAGTAGGCGATATATACGGGCAATCTACTCAGAAAGGTCAAGAACTAGCACAGGACAGGCAAAACTTAGGTTCGCTGTATTCTGCATCGAATCATGCAATAGCTGATGTAAGGCGCAAAGCGGGGTTTGATGTGACCAAAGATGAGAACGGCAACGAAGCGCACCTTATGGGTGCTAAAGAGTCGTTTTTGAATGGCATAAATGAAACAGCAACAGGGGTAGCTAATGGAGTCGCTTCGCTAGCGATGAGTGACGACGAGAAAATAAAAGCTATCAATGATGATATAGCCCGCAAGCAAGCACTATACCCCACTAAGCCCGAAACGCCCGCAGGTGAATTGGCGCAAACGGCAGGGTCAGTATTGCCATATATGGTACAGGGTGCAGTATTGCCCGAATCAGCAGTAGCGCAAGCGATAATGAGTGGCGCAACTTTTGGTGCAGACGCTAAATGGAGCTCGCTTGTAGAGGCGTATCAGGAACAAAAGCAAAATGACCCAAATATATCCAATCAAGACGCATTGGACGCAGCAAAGAAGCAATCTAACTTTGACGCGGCAAAGGGTGCAATAGTAGGCGCAGGACTTCCGTTCGGCGGTGTAGCAGGGGAGGGGCTAGCTAAAAAAGCACTATCAAAAGGCGCGCTGAATGTGCTAGAAAAATACGCGTCAAAGGTTGGTGTAGATGCTTCACTATTTGGTGGTAGCAGATATGCAAGTAACCTATACGCAAACAGCAACGGCGCAAAACGCGACCTATCAAGTGGAGTGGGCGACCAAGTAAAAATGGCTGTGCTGTTCGGCACATTGCACACGCTCAGAGATGAAATGCCACAGCACGTAAAAGATGTTTATGACGCGGGCATGGCTAAGATATTCCCCGATATAGATATATCGCTGAATGAAGCGGTAAATAGCGGTAAAATGACTCAAGAACAAGCGAACAAGGTAATTGTGCCGACCCTGCAAGCTAAAGAGGTGTTGGATAAAATGCCACAGAATATTGGCGTAGTGAAGGATCAACAGCTAATGCCACTCATGCGCGAGAAGATGGGGCTGATAGAGCAAAAAAAACAGTTGGATAAGTCCTTTCACGAACCGATAGATAAAAAGATAGGAGCCATAGATGATGAGATAAAAAGCATTATGGCAGGCAGGGGCAACGAGGAAACAAAAGCTGAAAGGATAGCGCGTATAGCCGAAGATGTAAAGGCGAGCGATGTCAAAGATGAAGATTTATTGCACTACGGAGAGCACAAAGACGAAATAGACAACCTAGTCGCCAAGCCTGAGACGGAAAGCGTGGAAACGCCCGTTCAGGATGTAAACATAAAAACAGATAGTGGCCAAATAAATGGCAGTTATGGGAATGAAGTAGAAGTAAATGGCAATAAAATTAAACTTCCTAAAACGGGACTTATTATATCCGACATTAATTTAAATGAAGGCGTAAATAAGGGTAAAGGCAAGGGACAGGAATTATATATGAAAGCCCTAGACGAACATGGTCGGATTTACTCAACAAGCCCCATAAGCGAAGATGCACTTAACGCTCAAAATGCTTTAGAAAAAAAAGGGTTGGTTAAAATAACTAACGAAGAACATGGTGGCGTAGATTTTAGGGTAATAGAAAAAACAACCCCCGTTCAGGAGGCGATAGAGCCAGTTCAGGAGAAAGAGGAGTTGAGAGATGTTGTTGGAGATAGTGCTAGAGATATAGGCATTAGTCATCCATACGGTAAGTTTCTTTTGGATGAGATTGAAAAAAGGATGCAGGATGCAGGGTGGAAAGATTCGGAATCCTTAAGGGTCGGACTAGAAAAACAATTTAATGAAACTTTAAAAGATAGAGGAGAGCAAAGGGCTATCTCAAATCTAGAGGATTCATATATGGCTCAATTACCCAAAGACGTAAGGGGGGCAGAAGCTAGAAATGCAATTTTGAAGAAATTTGAAAAATCTCAAACAAGCGTCCTATCAAACAGAGTACCCACGCAGGAAGCAAGCGAACCTGTGCAAGAGAAAAATGAAGTTGTCTCTAATCAACCAAACTACGACAACATGAGTTTGGATGAATTACGGGCTTTGAAAAAAGAAAAGTATTCAAATCCAGATATTGAATCCGCGATGAGCGATGACGAAAAGGCGCTTACAAAAGCAATTGCAAAAAAGTTTAGTGAGTTAAATCAAGAAATAGCCGACAGGAGAAAAAATAAAGCAAATCAAGAGCTATCGGAAACTTCCGAGCAGGAAACTCGTGAGCCAGTGCAAGAAAGTGGCGAACGAGAATACAAATTAAACTCAAGAATATCTAAGGATTCAAAAGCAACCGCAATCGCAGTTACTAACCCCGACTTTAATGCAATAGAAGAATTATTTTATGTAGACCATACTACTAAAAAATCATTAAAAAAAGGCGTCGAAGATGAGGGTGATGGATGGCTTAGTATTCCTATAATTGGTTCTGATTCAAAATATCTTTATCGCCCCGAAACTAAAGAAGCTGTTATTATTAAAAGTGGCAAAGGTGGTAGGATGCCTTATATTATAAAGGATTTTATTGAAAGCAACCCAAAGACAAAATCTGTATCGGAACCCGAAACTATCAAATCCACTCCATCAAAAATAACCCCGCGTCAGGCTGAGATAAACGGACTGCTTGATATGCAGGACGCGTACAATAAGATGTCGGACGGCGCGAGGGGTAAAAGTAGTGCCGATGGACAAAGATTGCGCGGTCAGATAAAGGATAAGGTCGCGGAACTTGGATTGACCATGCGCGAGAATGGCAAAGCTATAACCGTCAGAAGTGCAATCGATAGACCCGTAAAGCGCAATATGAGCGCAGAGGGGAATAAAGGTATAGCTGAGGAGCATACACCACTAACAAGCAGGGGTGAGGACGTGAAAAGCACATTTGAGCTATTGAGCGATATGGGCGCACACTCATTTCCTGAGATATACGGTGCGGATGGTAAGCGTATGAGTCCGAGGCAGATTGAAACGGCTGTGAAAGATGTGAAAGAAGGCAGGCCGACCAATGGTGCAGAGATACTACTTAACACCTTAGAGGACGCTCATCATTCGGGGAATATTGACATGATAGACCTCAATTCGCGCGAGACGGTATCTATCCCCATGAAGGACTACCTAGATGTGCAAAGAGAGGCATATCATGGAAGTGATGAACATATAAATAAAATCCATACCTTAGCAGAGGATTGGTTTGATTCACTACCCGAAGAACAAAAAACAGAATTACTAAATGGACAAGAACAAGCAAGATTGGGACAAGCTGACCAAGCGGGACAAGGTGGCGCTGTATCTGAAGAATCAGCTAATACAGAAACACAGTCAGATATTGGGCAAAAAGACGCACCTGCACAGGGAGGACAAGAACCCCCGACAACCACAGAATCCGAAACAGGGGTAAAAGAACCCCAATCATACACTTCTCTTAAAAACAAAAGGGTAGATGCCGAACGCGAGGCGCGAGGACTATCACCTGCTATTCAAGAAGCACGCAAGGCGTTTGGTAAGTCTTGGGATGAAGCTATGGCTATCCTAGACGAAAACCCTAATGCCACCAACGAGCTTATCAATGGATTAGGAGAAATAAAAGGGCTAAAAGAAAAGCCTCGACCTCTGTCTGATGTTGAAAATGCAATGCTATTGCACAGGCAGGTAGAACTACAAAATGACTACGCCAAACAGGCAGAAGCAGTCATCAAGGCCGCCGAAACAGGCGATGAAAGCGCACTGGCAGAAGCAAAAGCTAGATTGGCAGGCACATCAGATGCGTTACAAGAAATTTACGATATAGGCAAACGGGCGGGTACGGAAAACGCGCGCGGCCTTTCTATTCGTCGTATGTTGGCTAAAGAAGATTTTTCGCTTGCTTCGATGGAAACAAAGAAACGCGCAGCGAATGACGGCAAGCCACTTACCCCCGAAGTAAAGGCTCACATAGAGGCGCTTCATGAACGTATCAATGAAACCCAAAAGGCATTTGAGGATTATGTAGCTAATGCTGAAAAGAAACGTGCGGAAGAAGATGCTAATGAAGAGCTAAAACAGCAGAGGCGTGCGCGTACAAGGGTAGACAAAGAAAAGATACTGTCACAGCGCACAAAGATAGTCTCCGACATAAAAGACAAAGGCGCAGCTATACTCGCAAGGGTAGCCGAAAAGACAGGCGCTATAAAGAACCTTGACGCGCCCGATAGTGAGTCGCTAACAACGCTACTCAAGGAGATAGCACCCGATATAGCCGACCTAGCTAAAAACTATGCGCAGGAAGGTGTGATAAACCTGAATGAGATAGTAGATAAGATACACGATGAAATAGGTGATGCGTTGGGCTTATCAAAAAGAAATATCAGAGACGCTATCAGTGGGTACGGTATCGAAAAAGAAAAGTCAACAAGGTCAGAACTACAAAAGGAACTTGACAGGCTCAAAGCCGAAGCGAGAAAGTTATCAAGGGCTGAGGATATAAAGTCAGGCGCAATAGACGACCCTAAGCTGAAAGCGTACAAGAATAGGACAGCAAACAGAATCAAAGAGGTTGAAGAGAAACTGAAAAACGGGGACTTTGCAAAAAAAGAGCGTAGACCTATTGGGCTAGACAAGGAAGGTTTGGCGCTCAAAGCTGAATACGAAAGAGCTAAGCAGGAATTTGAATTGGGGCTAGAAAAGGATAGACTTAAAAACAGGTCAGGCTACGAAAAGACACTTGATGCGATAGTGAAGTGGGGCAGGACTGCAAAACTTTCATCTCCAATAACGCTTGCAAAACTAACATCGGCAGCTATCATAAGAATGACCACAACGCCATTGGAAGAAGTAGTAGGCGGTGGTATATCTAAGTTGATACCGAATATAGCAAAACAAGCATTGCGCGAAGGCGGTTTTAATAGCAAAGCTGAGGCTAAAGCTATAACCACTGGTATTATGAATGGTATAAGAGCATCAAAAGATATTTTGAATATAAAAAAGGGTGGTAAATCTAATCTAGAGGTTTTATTTGGAGAGAAAAGACTACCACCTGCTGCAATAGATTTTTTCGGTCATCTTCACTCTGCATTGAAAGCACCGGCTAAAGAAGCAGAGTTTGAAAGGTCGCTACAAAAAAGATTAGATGCAAGTATCAGGAACGGTGTAGACGTGACCGACCCATTAGTACAAGCCTCAATTTTGACATTAGCATACAAGGACGCAAACAGAGCGATATTTATGCAGGATAACCTAATCAGTAGCGCAAACAGCGCATTGATAAGGTATCTTGAAAACAATAAGTCGCATCCCAAATCGGGCAAATTTGCCGCTTCCGTATTGCAGGAACTAATGCCATTCGTAAAAGTACCTACCAATGTGATTGGTGAGACATTCACATATGCAGGTGGTTTGCCAAAGGGTGTAGCTGATGTGGTACGGGTACGCGCATCCGCAAAGCTAAAAGCGATAGGCGCTGAAAGGTTAGCGAGTGTCTTGCATGAAGGCATGGGTGATCTAAAGCCCGATGAAGCTGATATGATACTACGCACCTTAAAGAAGGGCAGTATAGGCGCGGCATTTTTGTTATTGGGATATTTTAACCCAACTAAGGTCGGCGGCTACAACTCAAAGAAAAAAGAAAACGAAAGCGAAGTAGAGGAAGGCGAACTAAAGGTTGGTGATGTGGCTATACCAAAATTTATGCTACACAACCCGCTTATGGAAACACTGCAACTTGGGGCTACAATCAGGCAGGTGAAAGACCACTATGTAGACAATGAAGATAAGTACCCTATCCTCGAAGGGACGTGGGCGGCAGCAATGGGGCTTGTTTCTCAGACACCGATGATAGACCAAGCGGGCAGATTAGACAAGCTAGCTAAACACCCTGTGGACTATGCAGGTGAATTTACTAAGGGTGCGACCATACCTGCTTTGGTTGACTTTATTGCGAGATATACCGATGTGGACGAAAATGGCAACAGAATCAAAAGAAAGCCTGACGGATTTGTTGAGCACCTTGAATCTGCGATACCATTTTTGAGACAACGAGTAGGGAATAATAAGGCTGACGAAAATACGCCCGAACAAACTCAAGAAATGCAAACTATTGAACTTAATAAGTAGTTGATATATAGTATTTTAAGAAATATCGGTTAAAGTTTTACATTAAGTGCTTATTTATAGCTACTTTTGTGAAAACAATAACCTATGTCACAGGGCAATGCAACGCCGATTCTTGGTGCAACTAGCGGACTCAGAATAGAGGACGAAATAGGCACTTACCCACCATATACAACCGTAGCAAGCACAACTTTATCATTTAGCGCAACGCATCCCAATGTCATCGAGGTTTCTGATTGGCCTCTGACTGCTCCCGAAACAGAGGTGGCATACGGTCAGTCGTTTTGGATGTTTGATAAAGTCAACGGCAAATTAGCTTTTGGTAAATGGAGCTTGGTAGACACTACCCTGTTTTTTTACCCTACTGACGGATTTCCTAAGTGGAACACGAATGTCAGTACTGGCGAAGCAAAAATAATCACAGATAGAGATGTAAGGCACTTTGACCAATGTTCGGTACGCAATACAGGTTCGGGTGATGTGTCTGTGGATGGCAGTATAATATCTTCTCAGCAATACCTAAACATAGTCAGACAGGGCAACGCACAAAAGCCGATAGTGATAGATGCTACTAACGGTGCAATCGCTCAAATCACAACAGGACTAATCTAACCTAAACCAACCTATGAAATATTTAATCTCGCTACTTTTTGCAATCGGGGTTCTATCAGCGAACGCCCAAGTGATGTATAACTATAAGCTATCATACGATAGCGTATCCATAACCCTGACCGATACAGGAAAGCACATATCTCAGACATACCCGCTAAACTCCACATACGCCTCTCGCAACAAAACATCGGTATATCTATTCACCAATGCGAATACGATTATAAACAGGTGGGACACTGCTAAAAACCTGATATACCTGACCCCTAACGGAAACGTGACAAGCGGATTTGATTCGCTCTATGCGCATATATACTCGAATAACTCGGCATTTAGTTGTGTAGCGGTAAACGGATGTATAGACACACAGGTAATTGCAACAAAGGCATACGTGCAAAATAGCACAGGAGCTATAAATTACTTTACTAAGGATGGAAACTCTTTGTGGCCTACCGACCTAACTACCCTGTTTGGCATTAATACAGGTAGCCCATCAGCCACACTCCAAGTCTACGGCAACTACTCAGTACCGCCATTTACTATGGGCAAATCAACGCAGACTATGATTCAAACTTATCAGCCAGATTACAGTTTGAGTTTTGGCGATTTGACATTCGATGACTACGGTATGCACTATGACATAAGCGATTTGGCTCGTCAGTTCTCATGGGCATGGTACACCGATACAGCGATGATACTAAAGGGGCAGTATGGGTCTCCGAAGTTTCTAGGCATAGGGACGACAAACCCTACAAACGCCGTTCAAGTAGGGCAATATACAGGCATCAATTCGGGAGAAATAAGGATAGGCAATAATCTATCTAACCCCGAAATAGACTTTGGAATAGATGGCAATGCTTATTTGAAATTTGTGGATGGCAACCAAGCGGCAGGCAAGTCACTTACATCAGATCCTAATGGCAATGCTTCATGGCAGCCGCCATCTAATATCTATACAACAGATGGTACTTTATCGGGTGACAGAGATGTAGAAATTAGTAATTATCATTTAAAATTGGGTAATGATTCAATTTATATAGGGCTATTACCTACTGCTGTTTTAGATATCCGTGCTAAAGAATTAGACGCATTAATTACAGATAATACAAACTACGCTTTTGAGTGGTCTACTGAATATACTCATGCTAAAGATATAAAACAATTTGTTCAGGTATTTGACGCAGCTGGAAATAATCCATACTTGTTTCAGCATATAGATAGTACAGGCCAAATAGATAATACTCTATCTGTACAATTATCTGATACTAGAGATATAGGCACAGGCGTATTTAAATACCATGGATCAAAGGCATCAGCTGAGCATTATTGCCATGATGACATTTTAGGTATTGATATTGCCCGTATAGCTGTTATGGCTGACACATTTAAGCCCATGGGGTATGCTGAATTATCATTTTACGACTCTATATACATGAGAGTTTCACGTTGCTACATGCAGGCTAACAATGGAGCCTTTTCTATTGAAGGGAATGTCCAAGACACTTTAAAAGTTACCGCTGCAGGCAAAGGGCTTGACATATTCTCAGACCCATATAAGAGCATCATCAAAACTACTGCTGACAGCGTATCAATCAGCAGTAAACTACAAATAGCAGACGGCACACAAGGCGCTGGCAAGGCACTTACCTCTGATGCTGATGGAAATGCTACGTGGCAAGCATCTATAGACACTACTCAAGTATGGCTTACACATGGCAATGCAAATACCATTTCAAATGGAGCTATGATAGGCACTACAGACAGCGACCCATTAATATTTAAATTTAATGATAACCCCTCAGGGATTATACACAGCTCAAATACCGCTTTTGGCAGTGCATCTATGAATATAGGATTGGCCTATTTTGCAGTATCAAACACTACTTCAATAGGGGCGCTTAGTCTTAGAAATGTCACTACTGGCGCAGGAAATACAGCATTAGGGCATAACGCAGGAGCTACTATTACTGAGGGTTCTAACAATACATTTTTGGGGTATCGGGCAGATGTATCTAGTGATTCTTCAATATCCAACTCTATCGCTATCGGCTTCAATGCAAAAGTAGATGCAAATAATAAGCTATTTGTCACAGACCAAATAACCGCCCTTCACCTCGGCAATGTCACAGGCTACAATACAGCAGGCAATGTCCTGACAACAGATGGCACAAATCAATCTTTTAAACCGATAGTATCGAGCGGCGCGATAGGCGATGAGCCTGTAAGTCCATACCTCGGACAATTCTATTTCGATACGACTTTAACTAAGATGAAATTTTGGAACGGCTTTACATGGGCTATCATCACTTCTACTCCTTAAAATCAGCATCATGTCAGATATACAGAAAGAACAGTTTTGGACGATAGGGAATGTGCTATCAATAATCGGTACGGTCTTAGCATTTGCTTATCTATTCTCAATCACATTTTGCTTTATATCTAAGGAAAATGTGCAGTTCGCTCAGATAGGCGAGGGTATGGTACTCGGCAGTATAGTAGGAGCTGTATATGGCTATCATTTCGGGTCAAGCAAGGACAAAAAGAATCAACCACCTGTGACCACGGACAATAGCACCAATCAGGTGAATATTGAATCTCCATCTACTCAAACAGAAACACAGCCGATGCCATGACTCAGCCTAAGAAATTTGAATTTCCCAACTCTAAGATAGAGCTACATCAGTGGGTAAACACTGGACTACTAACAATTGTTGGTTTTGTAGGAGTAGCCACATATAATGAAATCCGAACAGATCACGAACGCATAGCCTCCCACGATACTATGCTTGCTGTTCACGAAATAAGACTTGCGGCATTAGAAAGTAAGGGCGGTAAAAAAGAATCGGTCATCACCTATCCGATAGAAGCCGCTGACGTGCCTAAGATACTTGCAATGATAGATGTCAAACAAAACTACACTATTAAATGAGCATAGAAACATCAACCCAATCAGCACTAAACGTGCTACTCGGCAAAAGCCTTGTGGTAGACGGTGTATTGGGTGGTGAATCAAAAAAAGCCATACAGGAACTAACGACTAAGCTAGGCGGGATTATGCAACGCAAGGGTTATTCACCTGTGCTCAGCAGGACACTTGTTGGCATAAGGATGGACGATACATACACCAACAAGTTCACCGACTATGGCATATTATTCAGTGGTGAAACGTGCCTGATATTTCCTATGTCTACAAAGGCAGGGTTTAGCTACGTGAAGAATAAGCAATACATAGATGGCGTAAAAGGTTGCGCCTGTCTTGTAGAGGGTCAATACAAAGGCATTTGGCAGTACCGTAGCGATGGATGGAGTGGCGACCCGTATCTGATGCAGGTCAAACCTGTAAACATCTATCGGGATGCGGATATGGACGACACTATAACTCACGGGCAAATCTTCACAGGACTATACGGTATCAATTTTCATTCGTGGAAGGGGTTTTTAGCCAATATGGTGCAGAATCTTTCCGCAGGTTGTCAAGTCATGCAGGAGGACTATTTAATGGCTTTAATGCCTTATTTGAAGGAAATGAGCGCACAGGGTAATATAGACTACACATTGATTCACCATAAAGATTTCGCGTAATGGCAAAATCAGATAAGACCCTTGAATCGGTTGAAGTAGGTCATGCGTGCAGAATAGACCGTCTCGGTGGTGCGTGGATAGTCAAGGGTGCGGGTGATAAGCCTAATACGATAAAAGTCAAAAATAGCCTCAGTGATGTGGTATTGGATTTGCCTAAAACCACATCTCTCGCAAAATGATAATCGCAACCATGCTCATACTGGCTGTATTTGTGTGGATTAAAAGCAAGTGTAAAAAATGAATGTAGACGTAGCACCCGCAATAACAGCAGTAGCAAACGCCTATACGGCGACCGTGGCGATGGTGATGGGTGTGCTACCTAGCAAGGAGCAACAGCTAGAGGCGTTTAAACTCAGAACTCCGCTAATATATCAACGCGTACGGGTAAAGACCGAGAAGCGGATATGGAGGCAGATAAAGCTAGAGTGTAAAATGCCCGTGTCGAAAGAAATTGTTTGGGACTACGTGAAATGGGACGTGAAAGACCTGCCCGAAGATGAGAAGCAAGACCTGTTATCGGTTCTTGTAGCGAGGTTTGACAGTAAAGGATTACTCACTAAATAAATATAAACAACAATGGCACTTAGTCCCAAAACAATCGCGCTACTTGCGGCTTCGGCGGCAGTAACAAAAGGTATCTTCGACCAAATCAAAAACGAAGCAGCTTCAGAAATAGAAGCTGAATTTGCAGCACAACTCGCACTGCAAAAAGACGCACCTGTGCAAACTCCGCTTGTGCTTACCGAAAAGACTCTCGACCTAGCTGTGGCTGTAGCTGACGAAATTGGTAATCAGAAAATAACTGATGTAGTCGTAGCTATCAAAGATACAGCCGACGACGCAATAGAGGGCAAATTTGGTTCGCTTCTTGGCGATCTGATTAAAGACTTCAAGGTATTCAAGGCGCTCAAAAAGGCGTAACTCTTTCATGTCTGTTTGTTTTCGGGGCGGGTAAAATCCGCCCTTTCATTTAAAAACACATTATGAGCGATTGGAAGCAGGTGGTGGAGGAAATGCACGCACAGGGCAAGCAGACTAAAGATATAGTCTCAGCAATTGTATCATACTTGCCAAACTATAAATTGGAGTCTATTCGTGCAAAAGTTAAAACATTCAGAGCCGACCTTAGAAAAGGGGAAGTTGCAATTGAAGAGCAACCGAAAACAGACAGTCCGTCGAGCGGTAAATCAGAAATAAGTCAACCGCAAAAACTAGAAAAGGCACAACCGACTACACTAGAATTGGTGCAGTCTGACATAGCGAACAGAAAGGACAAAGCGAAGATACGCGAACTAGGCGCAAAGTACGACCATGTGCTGAAGGAGCTAGAGGAGGCCGACAAAAGGTATGATGCGCTATTGGGTATCAAAGAATCGGTAGATATTACTCAGATAGATTTTTTGCAAGACAGCAAAAAAGACAGTGCAACAGCTTATGTATTACTAAGTGATTGGCACTCTGAGGAAAAGGTAGAGGCAAATACTATCAATGGCATTAATGAGTATAATCTCGATATAGCTACACATCGGATAAACAAGTGCATACAGAATAGCTTAAAGTTAGTCCATAAAGAACGCCACAGCGCAGAAATAAAAACACTTGTGGTTTGGCTTGGAGGCGACTTTATGACGGGCTATATCCACGAGGAAGGTTTAGAAAATAACTATCTATCTCCACATCAGGCAATCCTATTTGTAAAGGAACGCCTTATAGCGTCTCTGAAGTTCTATTTGGAACACGGTAAATTTGACCAAATAAGAGTGATTTGCAATGTAGGCAACCACGGTAGGTCATCGCACAGAATGAAGTCGTCTACTGGCTATAAGAATAGCTTTGAGTGGGCAATGTATCACGATATAGCTTCTTACTTTCAAGGCAATAAAAAGATAGAGTTTTCTATACCGAATGGACTGCTAAACTATTTTACCGTTTATGACCAATTTACGGTGCGCACTTTTCACGGCGACCACATTGGGTATGGTGGTGGTATCGGTGGCTTAACTGTGCCACTCATTAAGGCTATTATGCGCATGAACCAACAGCAACACGCCGACTATAATTTCATGGGGCACTTTCATCAACTATGGCAGGCTACAAAGGATTGTACGGTAAATGGTAGCCTTATCGGATTCAACTCATACGCTCAAAGGATAAACGCATCTCCCGAACGACCAATGCAGGGGTTTGGATTGATAGATAGAAAGTATGGAATGACCACAAGGCTTCCGATATTTTGTGAATAATCATTGACGGTAAAATCTACTAAATATGAGCAAGCCTACAAAGCAAATATTGATACCGATATTCAACGGAATATGCTATATATGCTACGATGCAAAAGAGTTTACCGACCTGACTGGCGAAGAAATCCCGCCACGTACATTGGCATTAACATCTAGGGATAAGAAGTTTGCCATTTACCTGCCGGACGTAGCTCACCTTGACCACGAGCTAATACATCTCACATGGTTCATATTAGACCATTACTCTGTAAAAATAGATGTGGACAACCATGAGATGCTTCCGTATTTGTTTGAATATCTCAAATCGGAAATAATAAAGGATTAACTACTTCAGCGCGTCTATTATCTCAATTATTTTTAGTCCGAATCCATCCCTTATAGATATAGCTTGCTCAACCCGCTTTACTGCGTTCACAACGGTAGAGTGGTCTTGCCTTAATCCAAGCGATTTTCCCGCTTCTCTAAGTGTTAGTGATGTGTACTTTCTGAGTAGATAGTAATAAGCCTGTCTTGGTTCTATACAGGCATTTTCGCGCGACTTTTTGCCCATTATTTCGGGGGTCGCTTTGAATTTATCACATACCGCCTTTAATAGCGTTTCCGCGTGGTGTCGCTTTACTATTTTCTTCTGCTCTTCTTTCTGCATCAATTCGTAAGATGTAGATTTAGGCAATTTAGGCTTGCTATTAAGCAAGGTGTACACCCACGGGTGAACGACCTTTTTGCACCTTATCTTAAACTCACTGATTGGTTCTGTACTGTATATGCTGTTCATTGGTTTTGATTTAATCGTGTAATTGTAAATAGGCTAATGCGCATAAGAAACCGAATAGTATTATACTTATCGTCATTTTGATATGATTCCTCTCCGTAGGATTTTTGTACCATACAGCCATGTGCTCGATAGTAAATAATAGCATTACTGCTGCGCTTGCAAACATCATTGCGTCCCAATATTCTTTTTTCATCTTGTCTTTTTTACTGCTTGCTGTGATTGAAAATTATTGTCGTCTTTAGTTCTATTGCTGTGTTCATGGGGTTATTCTAGTTTAAGGTGTTGTTTGTAAATTAGTTTAAGATGTCTTGATGATGGTTCTTGGTTAATTAATATCATATCCTGCTGAGAGGAGGAGCTTGACGATTTGAAAACATTGGGTAATCACACATGATTCCGATCTTGTGTTGTTATCTAAGTTCATATCTCCATCTTCCCAAATTGATAGTTCGTAAACATAGTGGTCATCAATATATTTTAGTGTCATACTAAAAACACTATTATCACACCGCTTAGTAATCATCTCCATACCTATCAGCTCCGCAATAGCCTTACACGTCCCCTCATCCTCTGCCAGCTCTGATAGTTTCTTCTTGGGTGGGGTGGATGGTTGATTTAATTGCCATTTTGCTCCATCTCTAAACCCAGATTCATATTGAGCATCTATGATGTGATTGGCATTAGTGTTATATCTCTCTCTTTGGAGAAGTGTTGCTTGTTCAGCAGCTTCTTTGATATTTTCCATTGTTGTCTTTTTTTATTGATTAGTTGTGAGGGAATCGGTAAAGAGTCTATCGCCTACGTGGTAGGCATCGCAGGGAGCGTAGAACTCCCCACAGCCTTCAGCACCGTCATAGTAGTACTGACGTTCTCCATCGGAGCATCTTCCAGTACTAGTTATCATCCACGCAGTAGTTGTGTGTTTTGTTGGGTCACACCCACTTAGCATTACCGACAGTGAGAGGAGCAGGGAGAGGGTTAGGTGTTTCATTGTTTTATCTATTTAAGGTTAATAATCTGTGGAGGGAGGACTAAAGGACTTCAAAGGTGTACACCCATACCCACGGGTTAGCGTCCCAAGATTCTCTCCCATTTATGGATTGCCAAAGAGTCCTAAATGATACGTAAGGAAAGCATGGGACTATTTGCTTTTCTGGAGTGGTCAGATAACTTCTATATGCCATCAATTCATTTTTAGCATTAGGTAGCCTTTCAACTCCCTCGGACAAAGCATCATCTTCAGATATATCATTTAGGCGCTCTACGCGCACGTCAGTAACTTTTAGGCGTATTCTGCAAGCCTCGCGGGGCATGAATATTGATGGCTTCCATTTCTCATCGTCAGGGTACATTAAATCTTCAGGACTGGCACGGTATAAATATGGCCAGCCTATTGGTTGTGGATTTTTGCGCCATGTCTCTCTGACCCATAGAGTATCGCCAATTTGATATTTAGGAATACACATGCGCGCACTTCCTTTGCAACTAAATGCGATTAAATTATTAGATATACCCTTTTCAAGTAAATCAGATTTCCAGTCATGTGGTTGGTGTTTCACAACCCTGCGCGTCTGCGTCTTTCTACCCGCTAGTATAGCCTGCACCATCGGGGTACTGAATAGTATCGGTTTTTCGCTCATCGTTTATTTTTTTAAGTTATTCAATACGTCTAGGGTCAGGAGCTTCGGACTGTGCTTCACGGGTATGGTCTGCTTCTGTCGGATTACATTTTCAACTTTCGCCTTCATGTATTCGAGTAGACCTAGCTTCTGATTGAGGGTTAAGCTGCGCGTTTGATTTTCCATATTTTCTTTCTTTGTTTATCAAATCGCTTGTACATTTTGTTATAATCTTCATCGGTCAATTCGAGAGGTTTACCTTTTTGCGTTTCTAGTTTCTTATGGCACTTTTCACAAACCGTGATGAGCCATTGCCTATCCATCTCCCACGGTGCGCCCAAGTAGAACAAGTGGTGAACGTGCAGTTGGTTCGAGCCATCGCCACATCTGCGACACTTCCACTTATCGCGTCTTAGTATCTCTAATCTGCATCTCTGCCATTTCGGGCTTTGTAGTTGGTGTGCGTATGCCATAGGTTAAAATGGGTATGGGTTTCCGTCCTCGTCTAAATCATCTGACGGTATAATCTGTTCTACCTGTTTCCTGCTAAATATCTTCTTGGTGTTATTTTCGTATTCTTGATTGTCGTCCTTATCCAAATACCCTAGCTCCCCGATGAACTTACCGCCAAGCTCCGTATATCTGCCCGTTGGTATGTCGTAAATAAAATTTGCTATACCCTTCTTGCCAACAAACTTGAACTTGACCTTTTGCACGTGTATGTCAATAACCCCGCTATCCTCGTTTCTGTAAACCGTGATACCGTTGTAGGTCTTATTGTAAAAGTGACTACTGCCCGATATGTCGTATAGTGTCGGCACGTCAAACTTCTTGGTCATAGAGTCCTTTGGCATTTTGCGCGGATGTGCCACAAGGAACACATGAACGTCATACTTCTTGGCAAACATCACTATCTTAGTCAGCAACAGGCTCACGTATTGCGTCTCTGTCTGACCGCGCTCCATGCTGTACTCTATGTAGTTGTATGGGTCTATCAGAACAGCGTTAACGCCGTACCTCTTTACCATCTCCGTGAACTTCGCCAGTATGCCGTCTATCGTCAGGTCTATTTCGTCTATGGCAAGAAAATAGAAGTGGTCATTAAGAAAAGACATAACCTTTTCGCGGGTACTTGGTAGCATAGGCTGTATGTCCCCATGCCTAAATAATGGCTGTCCTGCGACCTTCTCAATCAGTTTGATAATGTGTATCTGTGTCGGCTGATTTTCGGGAGAGAAAACCCCAAACCTCCAATTGTGCTGACTTGCTAGTTTCAGCATGATTTGGTCTACCCATTCCGATTTACCGCTACTCGGTATGCCTGTTACTACGGTCAATTCACCTCCGCGCCACTTTATCAGGTCGTTTAGCTGTGGGTAGCCATTGATACCTACTACTGACGGATAACCATTGGTCGCTATGTTGTTCACCTCCGCTCTGAGGTCGTCCACAGTATGCACCCCTTCCAATTCAGGTTGCGTGGTTTTGGTTATGCACTCCCACAGTGCATCTTTGCCGTATTTCAAAAGAACCTCGTTCGCATCCTTGCACCCGTCAGGATAGGTCACTATGTAGCACCTGTCAGAACCAAGCCTGCGAATAAGCTCTTTTCTCAAAGATATGCCTGCTTCATCTCCATCCGTGGCTATTGTTATTTTATCTATACCATCGAAGTTATCTATGCAATTATCCAAATAGACTAGCTTCTGATTACCCCCACTTGCCCCATTTGGCACGGAAACGACGTTTGTAGCCCCTATCTCTATCAGACTAAGGCAATCTATCTCCCCCTCGGTAATTATCGCCTCAGAACGCCCTAAAATTGAATTTAGGTTGTAGAAGATTAGCTCCGCACCTCCCGATAGTTTGAAATTTTTTGCTCCGTCCCTAAATTTTATGTTCACCAGTTCATCGCCTCGGTAGTAGTTAAAGCAAGCGCATAGCCTCTCTTTTTGCACTTTAGGAATATACTCCATTGACTCCGTTACTTTGGCTATCAATAGGGTTTCATTCGATATACCCCTACCTGCAAACCACTTGGATAGTTTTTCGCCTACTGCCCGTGGGCGTGGTTCGGGTTTGGTATATATTTTTTTCTCTATCACTTTCTCGAATACTTTAGCTGTTCCGCTCCATCCACAGTTGTGGCAATTCCAAATTCCTTCCGCTACGTTGACCGACAGGCACAGGTCTGATTTATTCTTTCGGGTGTGGCTACATCTAGGGCAAAGCATCTTACCTCCCCTGACCTTGCTCACATCTATGCCGTGTCTATTCCAATCAAGTTTCATCGTGCCACAATTTTGTAGTAGTCCTTGTTTGGAGTAGAGTCGTATAATTCCTTCGTTATTTCAAATGGCGTGGGATGATCGGTTGTCTGTACTGTAATCTTCCCGTTGTCATATCCGCCTAAACTTTGCATCCCGTTCGGTGACTTTTTAATCCACGAAAAGAAATTGCTTTGCCATGCTTCTATTGTAGCGTGTTTTCTCCCCGTACCCGAAAGGAATGAGTTGAAAGATTCTGCCAACTTTCTTAAATCATCATCCGTTTTTATGCTATACGCCTTCATAGTTGCGTTCCTAGATTCTAAGTATTCTTCCACATCTCCCACATCTCCCATATACCTTTTCAGGAAAGCTCCGTGATTCTGATTTTTAAACGCCTTTGGATATTTAATCAAATCTTCATCTTCGGTAGTTGATGTATTATTGGAGATAGGAGAATGCAGATAGGAGATAGGAAAGCTTTTTTTGGCTTTCGTTTGGCTTAACCCAAAAATAAGGCTTGGGTTATTTTGGCTTTCATTTGGCTTTTGCTCTTTTGGCGGTCTGCCTCCTTTCTTGCCGTTCTCAATTTGCTTTTCTCTGTACTGCTCCTGTTTAAGTCTTTCGGCATCTAATCTTTCGTGAGATAGCTTACCGTCTTTTTCCTCAAACATCTCCTTGACTATCTCAGCTATCTCTATACTGCAACCCTTACCAATTATCATTGCCAGTTTCTTGGTATCGGCAGGTAGGAATTTATTTAGCCAACAAAAATCCAAAGCCCTGCGGTAAGCACCTTCTTCCTCAAGGGTCATAACTGCGACTCTTGCTGAGGTGATAATATCTTTAGGATACCACTGAAATGCGGGTGCTTTGTCCTTGTTACTCATAGTTCAAAAAATGCCCACACAGAGGACTTCTCAACGCCAACCGAGTAGGTAGGTATTGCAACTGTGTGGGAGTATGTTGATGGTAAAAATGAATACATCGTATTGACGTTAAGAAGTAATGCAAATATCGCTATTTTCTCTCTTTTTATCTAATTTTTGTTTGTCTTTTTCGCCCCTATTTATCCACATCAAAGCTAGTGTGGGCGGGGTTTTCAGCTTTATTACTTGTCTATGGTTTTACTTCTATTGGAATGTTAAAATGCGGTCAGTTGTGCTTTTGCCATGACAGCTTTAGCGCAGTTTGATTTGGCTATTGCGAAATAGGATTCCTTTAGTTCGTGACCTATTGCCTTTCTGCCCATTTTTACCGCCTGATAGACCTCTGAGCCTATTCCGAGGAATGGAGTATAGATAGTGTCGCCTTTATTGCTGTATAGGTGTATAATGCGCTCAATTGTATCGAGCTGAAGCGGGCAGATATGCTTCTCGTCCTTTTCGCCTCTTGCATCTCTCATGCCTTGCAAGGTGTTACCATAGTCTATATCCATCCATACTGGTGATGCGTACTTCTGCCACAAATCAACGGGCAAATCGGTATTAGTGACCGGATTGAGCCTTTCGCCGTCTTTTCTGAATATCATTACATAGTCAGGGATGCCTACGCGGGACATAGTGCTATCCTTCTTGATTTGCTTATGAAGCAGTCCAAGTGCTTTGGTTCTTTGCATTTCTACTACGGGGTCTTTCCAGATAGTGACGCGGGAGTGATAGACAAATCCTGCATCCTCAAAAGCCCTTAGTATCATACCGCTAAAATCTCTAAGCCCGATAAAACCCTCTTTACCCTTTTGGATAGGTAGGTCCATACAGTGAACGGCTACATTGCGACCTGACTGAAGTACTCTATACAGTTCCTTTATCATAAATCCGAACTGTGTCAGAAACTCAGTGTAGTCTTTGCTATTACCCATATCCTCGATGTGATCTGAATAGGTGTATAGCTCCGCGAATGGTGGGGAGAATACCGACAGCCCTACTGATTCATCAGGAATGTCCTTGATCAGCTGTACGCAGTCTCCGCGTCTGATATTGTACCACTCGTTTGATTCTGATTCTGTGTCGTGGATAGTGGTCAGGATAGAACCGTTTAGATTCTCATTGATAGATTGGCTCATTTCATCTTGCATAATCTCAAATTGTTTTTGTTTTTGGTTAATGGATTCGCGTACGTTTGACATAGTATCGGTAGTTATCAGGTAGATGTTTACCTCGTTCTTTTGGCCGAACCTGTACGACCTGCGTATGGCCTGATACAGCCCCTCAAATGAGAAGTCAAGCGAGGCAAATATCTGATTGCGACAATTCTGATAGTTCATACCAAATGATGCTATCTTGGTCTTTGTGATTAGGATTCTAAAGTCGTTATTGGCAAATCCAAGTAGTTTTGATTCTTTCCATTCATCACTGTCTGCACCTTTTACTTCTACCGCCTCAGGCAATAGCTTTTTGAGTATTTCGCCTTCCTCATTATGTTTTATCCAAATGATGAAGTTCTCATGCGGTCTACTGTTTACTATTCTGACGACCTCTGCCATGCGTAGGTCTTTGGTTAGTCTTAGCTCCTGATTAAAGTTGGTAGCCGAAATGATTGCATCGTTGAATAGCTGACCATTATCACGCTGTGGTGTTTTGATCTGATTCTCTATGATATTAAGTGATGGCAGGTCATATCCATCCATTGTAAATCCTATATCCTGTGGCTTATTAAGCATGATAGCCCATGTGCCGACAAACTGATAGAACATCTTGATAGCGTGCCCCTTGATTCTCCATTTAGCTGTTTCGCCTCCATCGTGTACGAAGTACATAGCAAGCATCTGATTGCGGGACATGGTGTCTAAAAACTCCGCGTGATTGCCTAGCTCCATCGGGTCGTTAGGTGATGGGGTCGCTGTACATGCCAGCTTATAGGGCGTATTAGCGAATGATTCAAGTATCTGCGTCTTGGTCTTGCCTTCAAAATTTTTGAGGATAGAGCTTTCATCCAGTACTATACCGCCGAATATCGAAGTATCAATATTATCAAGCTGATCGTAGTTAGATACGTATATGCCAGTAGGATATTTGTTCAAATCCCCATTCAGCAAAACATCTGAATACTTCTGAGCGACTATATCAAACTTATCTGCCTGCTGTATGGTCTGTCCGACTACTGCGAGAGGTGCAAGTATCAATACTGGTCTTTGAGTGTGCTTAGTGACAAGCCTAGCCCATTCCAGTTGCATAAAGGTTTTACCTAGTCCACAGTCAGCAAATATGGCATACTTGCCCGCCTTGATAGCCCTCTTTACGATGAACTTCTGAAAGGGGAATAATTGCGGATTAAGCTGTTCGTCCATCACATCAAATCCCGATGCCTGATGGCTTTTCAATTTCGATTTTAAAAACTCTTTGTAGTCCATTTTTATATTTTAGTCTTTTACTTCAATTGTCGCTTCTGGTCTTACTGATCTTCCTCATCTACAAATTCACAGTGCTCTTTACATTCCGGGCATATATCATAATCCAATCCATCGATAGGTATTATAGCTCCACAGCATTCTGAAACCTTGACAGTATCTTTTTTAGGATTATTTGCCGTCAATTCGGCAATGTTTTCTTCAATCTTAGCTATTACACCCTCGTTGAATAGAATGTGGGCGTTCATAATCTCCCGTGTATCGGTTATGTTAAGCTCCCTGCATATCTCTAATACCTTCAGCTTTACTTGTTCGTTTGTCATGTTGTTTGATTTTGTTCGATTAATTTTTTGATCTTCTGTACGCTTCCCTTGGGCGAATATTTCAGCCTCATTCGGCTTGTTTACCTGCTCCATAGTCCGAGTGCGGTACGCCCTGATCGGGGAGTAGCAACTTGGACGCTTCTATCACCCGCGCCGTGAGTAAGTCCTTGTCCTCCTGAGATACCTTCCACTGGAAGATGTAGAGGTTCTTGTATTTGCCTCCATCTTTCAAGTAGGGCAATTCGTTGGGGTTGCAATTCTTTATCCACCTCTCGGTTTGCGGGTTGTAAGATTCTAAGCTACCGTTCTGAGCCATGTCGTATATTTCTGACAATTCGCTTTCGTATGGGCAATAGATAACAAGCTCTGCATAGTCCAATCCGAGTATACAGGCATTACTTACCAATTGCCAAAAGTATTTGTAGCCATCGGGGTGCTTTTCTACTACCTCCTTAATATCCTTGCAGTCTGCGAATGTTAGGTATGAACTTATTGTAAAAGGGCACTTGGTATCAGGCACTACATAGGGCTCTGTAAGTTTATAGCCTATGCCGTCAGGGGTGCCACGCCAAAACGGATATAGCGGGTGTGCTATTGATGTTTCTTGCCCTGTGCGCTTGTAGCTTGCTCCTAACAGATCAAATGCGCGTGGTTCACACAGATTTCCCCAAGCGGTTGCCTTAGCCCATGTCTGCTGATTGACACTGCGGCCTAGCTTGCGCTCCCAATTGCACTCTTTTATGAAAGTGAGCGCCCCATCTCCAAATCCTCCGTCTTTAAATGTAGTAGAACTACCTGCGCCCGATTTGGGTCTTTGCGCCAGTTCTTCAGAAGTCATTTTTATTTTCCCCATAGAGAGTAGCTTATAGATTTCCGAAGAATTAAAGTTGCCGTTGCTTGGTGATGCTATCATTTTTTAGCCTCCTCTAATTTTTTGGTGAGCATTTTACGGATAGTGTTGTAGGTCTTAGTCTCGTTGTTTTGCAATACGCGCTGATAGTCTGCGTTGTCTTGGTCGGATAGTATCTGCAAACCGTTGTTTACCTCTATGTCAGCTATTTGCTTTCTTAGCTCTATGAGTTCTTCTTTGGTGGCGGGCTCGTCCTGATGCTTCAGAAGGTTAGAGTAGTCTATTACATCTTTCCTGCCGAGGTCTTTACCGAAAAGTTTGCCCCATTTCTCTGCTGCGTCTTTTATCGCGTACGACTCCGCGCTTGGTGCTGCCATCTGTACGGCTGCGGTTTGCATGTTTTGAAAGTCAATAGCCCCGCCTGAGTCCTTCTTTATTTGAAGTGGCGATGCGCCTATGCCGTCATTCCACTCTATTTCGTTTGTGATTGGGTTTTTGACGTAGACTCGGACGGTAGCGACTATGCTGTTTGCTATTATCTTTATGTCCTTGACCTCTACCCACCACTTAGTGAATATCCTGCTTAAAAGGTACTCCACGCGGGTAATCGGAAGGAACTCCAAAGGCACTGATTCCCCTTTTTTGTTCTTGACCTTTACGGTAGGGTGTGTCTCTAGCCACTGCTTTGGCGGGTCTTGGTTTAGGATAACCATAAGCGCGTTTTCCTTTATGGCATCATCCGACTCTGCGACAAGCTCTGTGAGTGATGGGATTTTTACTGCAATATTTGACATTGTTTTATTTTATTTTATTCCGAAATACTTTCTATACCTCCGCATTGTAGCGGGCGAGTTTATTTGCCTGTCTCTGCTCAGGAGCGATTTGATGTAGGCAATCATATCAAAAGGGTAATCCGCCGTTGTGAAGAATAAGCTCATCCTTGCCAACAGGGACACACAGTGTCCAAGATTCGCCCGCTATAAACACGGGCTCATCGGTGTGTTCAGATATTGTCAGCATAGTTGACTCTTTTAATCCCTCAACTATGAGCGATACTTTTATTTGTGCGCCAAACTGCTGTTGCAGTAGTAGTGCCGAGTCGGCTAATGCGTGTTCGAGATGTCTTAGCTCTAGGGGCTTTTGCGGTTGAATCGGTTTCATGTGTCTGTTTTATTTGGTTAAACTGTCTAAAATCTTACTGCCCCCGCGCGGGTTGAATACGAACCAACCGTGGGTTACGCTGTCCATCTTGGGTTGAATCGGTACGGGTCGGTTAGCGTTGTTGTAGTCCGTGGCGTATTGCATGAATATCCACCAAAAAAATACGCAGGATATGAGCGTGACTAGAGCGATTCTGTTCCATAGTTTGCGGTTGCTCATACGGTAGTCTCTATTAGGGTTGCCAATGTGAGGCACAGTTTGAATTGTTGCCAATTGCACTTATTCAATCCGAGTTGATGTGCGACATAGGCTGTCTTGTGTGCCCATAGGCGGGATTCTATTGGTGTCATGTTTTATGGTTTACGTTGTTCTAAAATTTGGTCGAAGCAATCAGGGCAGTACAGTTTCTTATCTAAGCGCATTAGGTCGGTTTTAAGGGCTTCTATCCCGCAGGTGCTACATTGAGCCGTTTCGGGCTTAATCAGAGCTTCTGTGGTCGCCTCTGTGCGCGTTAGCCCGTCTGAGTAGCCTATGGTGTAATCAGCCCTGCACACGTTGTTCCTCTTTTAACTGCTCCAACGATACTATCCCGTGCCAGTAGGTCGAACCCTGCTCAGTATCAGCCTTGACGAACGCTAGGTCTATTGCTTCTGAAAAGCTCCGTGCCCGTGTGTCTGCCTCGAATGAATCAAGGTTGTCAAGCAATTCTGCCTTTAACTCCTCGTCCTGACATTCGTCGAACCACTGCCTAATCGTTTTCGCTGCCATGCTGTTTTATTTAGTCTTTAATAAATCCGCTACAACCTGCCTTTTATTCGGGTCTGCTATCAGCTTGCGCCACTGGACTATGCTGAACCGCGCGTGACCGTCCAAGCTCCAATTCGTCAGATACCCCGCTTTCCATATAGCCCGAACTGTCTTAGCATTGTACCCAACTATCCGACAGAACTCCGCTATCTTGAACTCGGTCTGCACCGAATTGACCTTTATATCTGCCACCTCAGCTTTGATAGTGGCGACATCGGTTAGGAGTTGGTCGAGTTTGTTCATTGTTTCGGGCTAGTTTCTTTGGTTTGCACATTGGTATCTATGCCGTAAAATTCATTGATAGTTTATTGGGCAAACTATCCCATATACGGTTCCTGTGTTCATGCTTTAGAAAATTTATTGCCGTTCTTTACGTAGTCTTTGTAACAGGCATCTATCTTATTGATGGTGTCGTCTGATGCGCGACCATGCCTAACTGCTGTTATTATAGTGCCAAGGGACAAGCCAGTTGTTCTTTTGATTTCCTTGTTGTGTCCATTGCGCCATAAAAGCTGCCATTTATCATACACCTTTCTAGGTATTTCGATAGTATAGACCCCGTTATTAGCATTATTGACCGAAACTTTAGTTGCCATTGGATTGTTTTATGAGTATATTTGATGTCGGTTAGATGTTTGAACTATTATCTAAACGACATTGCAAACGTAACAAGTTTCGTTGATTGAAACAAGTTTCGTGCGAAATCATTTATCCACATAATGACCTGATAGTGTGGATATGTATGTCCTAAATACTAAAATCACTACCATGATTAATAAAGAAAATGCCGTGAAAATTATGCGCGGCTTGATAGCTAGCAAGACTATCAGAAATCAGCAGGAAATAGCTGATATTACAGGGTCTACGAGGTCTTATGTAAGTCAGATTATTAATGAAAAAGTCAACGTGGGAAATGACTTTGTGAAACGGCTTATTGACGGCTTGGATGAAATGGGAATAGTAATAGAAAAAAATTTAGATGCTTCAACGAACAACGCATTAAAGGTGTCAAAAACAACAAACAACTTGTATAATAATCAGGCTGAGATAATGAGTAACTATGCTCAAAATGTTATTCTTGTACCGCTCGTGAATGAATACGCGCGAGCGGGCTACCTTACTGGCTACGAAAATCCAACATATATGAATACCTTACCTCAAATCCCATTCTTTGTTGACCGCGAAACACGCGGAACTTATGTTGCATTTACCGTTAAGGGCGATTCTATGCAGGACGGCACTGTCAATAGCATCTGCGATGGCGATGTGCTACTTGGACGCGACCTTGCGCCCGACTATTGGAAGTACAAGCTACACCATGACAAATACCTGTTTATAGTCGTATCTAGGACTGATGGCATTCTGATTAAGAAGATAACTAACCACAACATAGAAACAGGCGTAATAACGCTCCATAGCCTTAATCCTGAGTATGCCGATATAGAGGTAAATCTATCGGACGTTGCGAAACTCTATAATGTCGTCAGGATAAACAGAGAGGTCTAACATTACAATTTTCAAATTTTACCCGATTTGTTTCGTTTTTTGCGAAACAGTTGTATCTTTGTGCCCTGCGGGGTAAAGGAGAGGCCGTCCTTGTCAGGCTCATAACCTGAAAATCGTGGGTTCAAATCCCACCCACGCAACAAGGATAGCGAAAGCAATCACATTTTATTTATTGGTCCGAAAGTTAATTGGGAAGAATTAGGTTTCGGGTTTGTTCAGAGTGAGTTTAAGACGCCTGCTCTACACCGACCCGTATGCTTCCCCATACGGGTTTTTTATTTCCCTAAACTTTCGGGCTCGGATTGATGGGACGGGATAATAAGCTAGTTGCAGTCAATCTTAAAGCACTACAACGGGATTTGCGCGAAGTGCAACGGTGGGACAACAGAATGAGCCGTAAGACGCGAGAGGCGGCGTGAAAGCCTTACATGTGGATTCTAAGCCTGTATCACACGCCTTGATACGGGACGCAAAGAGGGGGCTAATTCCGTATGGATAGTTATACCTGCGTAGCGCGTTATACTTTGACATAACATGTCGAGGATAAATGAACTACGCAATTCAGGAGCGTC